AAGCATGGGGTAATGCCACAGTGAAAGCATGGGGTAATGCCACAGTGAAAGCATGCGACAATGCCACAGTAGAGAAAGCATGGGACAATGTCACAGTGAAAGCATGGGACAATGTCACAGTAGAAGCATGGGACAATGTCACAGTAGAAGCATGCGACAATGCCTATTGTACTTCACACCGTATTATAGAATGCAAATTATCTAACAATGCTATTTATAGAGTAAAAAGCACAAATACTGTGTATTATTCATCTGACAACATAAATTTTATTAAACAATAATTATGGCAAAAGTTTACAACACAACAGACCTCAGACCTGACCAGGCCTTTGAGCGCCATGTATTTCACAGAGACCAATTTGCACATTATCTGCGATGGACTCATATCTTGAAAGAAGCTAAGATTGGCGAGTCCATTGTTGATTTTGGCTGTGGAGCTGCTAACTTGCTTGAGGTATTATACAGAAACAAGTTTAAGCAGAAAGAATATATCGGTATCGATATTCGCGAAAAAACAATTCAAGAAGCAGCTGAGAAGTATGCCAATGTACCTTGGGCTCATTTCTATGTAGCAGATCTTGTTAAAAATTATATGGATTTCAGCAAGTTTAATGCTGACAAAGTCTGCGCTTTTGAAGTGCTTGAGCACGTTGGCAAACAGAATGCAGATGCATTTTTGGAGAACTTTAAGGCTTGTGGCAATAATAACGCTACTTATTACCTTTCAACTCCAAACTATGACCCATCTGTAGGAGCAGCTGGTAATCATACTTATGACTCAGGTGATGGTCGCGGAGTTGATGTGCAAGAGTTTGACCATTGGGAACTCGAAGGCATATTGTTGAAGCATTTCAACATAGTAAAGAAGTTCGGTACATTTGCTTCAGCTAAAGACTATAAGCCACTGATGAACGATTGGCAACAGAAAATGTTTGATGCTCTTAAAGAGTATTATGACTCAAACCTCATTGCCAATATCATGGCTCCTATGTTCCCGGATGCTTCACGTAATACTCTTTGGGTATTAAAGCGTAAGCCGGGAGATGTAAAAGTTGCTCCTAAAGTCACTGAGCAACCAAGTTTATTCGATGACGATTTAATGTAACAGATATGTTGAACTTAATTGCTAATTTGGCATCATTATGAAAAGTTTAATTTCAGTAACTCCAAGAGAGTTTAAGCGCAACTTCAATGAAGTAATGGAAATGTGCACAGATATGTGCATGACAACCAATCAGGAGATTATTATCACTGTTCCTACAAGCAGAAAGTCAAATACTCATGCAGAAATAGCCAAGCTTATTCCTGTAGAAGGAGGTATTAAGTATGAGTACAACAAAGAACTTATGGATAAGCATGGCATTAACGCTTCTAATCCTAAGCTTTCAAAAATTGGAGCTATCATGGCTGATGCTTTTGAAAAAGAAGGAGTTTACAGCCTTATAAGTCCAGAAGTTGAACATAGACTTGCTAGAGCCGTAGAAACAGCAGCTAAGGAACTTGTTAAAATAGTGTAGTTATGAAGTTTGCAAAAATAAGAAATGTAAAGTCTCCTGTTCGTGGGACTGGTAAAGCAGCAGGAATTGATTTTTTCGTTCCTAACTTTGGAAATAACAAAGGTTTTATCGTAAATCCAGGAACTGATGTTTTGATACCATCAGGTATTAAGATGGAAATTCCAGAAGGATATATGCTTATGGCAGCCGATAAATCAGGAGTTGTAACTTCTAAATGGGCTTGCCTTGGAGCTGGTAGAACACCGAAAGCAGAAGCATTTGAAAGCATCGTTATCCTCGGAGCTAAGATTGTAGATGAAGATTACCAAGGTGAAATTCATATACATGTTGTTAATGTCGGTAAAGCCAAGGTCCACATTAAGCCAGGTATGAAAATAGCACAATTTATTCTTGTGCCTGTATCGTATGAAGGCCTTGAAGAAGTTTCTGAGTCAGAGCTTTTCAGCCGTTCATCTGAGCGTGGTGATGGAGCACTCGGGTCTACTGGGTCATACTAAGGATTGATTTTCACATTATTCTCGCGCGCAATATCGCGCTTTAAGTACATGAATGATTGAATAATAATGGAATAATAAGCGTGCTCTAGAACGCGCGAGAATATATAAACTTTAAGCACATGAAACAGCTCAAAAAGAAAACAGTTGAAATTCCACAAGTCATTTATACAGACCAATTTCTTAGATTTGTGGCTGTTTATGCCAACAGGTTTAAGGCCACAAATGGATATGGCAGATGGCTTGCTGAATATAGACGAATGGATGAGCATGGATGGTTTAAGCCAGAAAAGTTAAGAGAGCTTTATATAGATATATTAAAAGATACAAGTACTTTATCTTATATATACTGGGATGCGGTACACTATATTTGTATACAAGCTTTTGATGCTACCAAAGCTTTTGTATCAGCCAATTCATTTGAAATAAGAGTAATTACTGGCGAAATAGCATTTGACGATAACGACGAAGAACTTACAGGCTTATCTATGGAAGAAGCAATAAGTATTTGCAATGCCATGAATGAGGAAGCTGAAGAATTGTTGTTTAGAGTTTATAGCAGTAACGCTAATAAAATAGTTAAATGATATGACAAAGTATATAGAAGATGAAGTTCACATTGAAAGTCCGATGGATTTAGAAGCTGAATTATGTAAATATAATTGCAAAACTGAAAAAGAACTTGATGAGCTTCTTTGGTATGATTATGGAGTTGCACTTATATTAGATTATAAAGATAAAGAAGAGAATAACATATGAACATAGCTTATAAAAATGCTACTGAGGCTTTTGAAGACCTATATGCTTTTATTATGGGCCAAGGAGTAAATACTAATGTTGGAACAAAAGCTGTTTACAATGTTGGTTTTTATTTACTTAATCCTCAGCAACGCGTCATAACAACAGAATGGCGTAAATTCAGCGAACGATATGCAGAGCGCGAATATGCCTGGTATATGTCTGGAGATAGGAGTGTAGCTGAAATTAAAAAACATGCTCCTATGTGGGATAAAATGCATGGTGGAGATAACATTGTCAATTCTAATTACGGATGGCAGTGGACTCGCAATGGCCAATTAGAAAAATGCATTGAACAACTCAAAGAGAATAAAGATACGCGCCAAGCTTGGTTTACTATATTTGATGGCAAAGAAAAAGATGACTATAAATATGATACACCTTGTACATTATCAGTTGGATTTGACATTAAGCCCCAAATAGGAACTCTCGATATGTGTGTAACTATGCGAAGCAATGATTTGGTTTATGGTTTTTGCAATGACCAGTATTGTTGGACAAAGCTTCAACAGTTAGTTGCAGATGAGCTTGGTGTGCCAATAGGTACTTGTTACTATTTTGCTCATGATTTGCATATATATAAGAGACACTTCGATATGCAAGAAAAGTATTATAAACAACAACTTAAAAACTTATAAAAATGAAGCTGGAAGATTTGAAAGTTATTGATATTATTCAAATGCCTCAGTTTGAAAAGCATATTGAGGCTTTGATTAAGGACTTGTACTTAACTCGTACGAAGATTATGAATGAATATCCTGGTGCTCAATTCAAAAGAGGTCCCATTGAAAGATTACAAGAGAAAAAGGTATTTGGGCCTAAAGCTCTTGCTGCTCTTTACGCGAAAGTAGTCGATAAGACTATAAATGCAAGCGAATATCCTTCTACACTTAGAACTTTTATTAAAGGGATAGGTGATGAAGCTTTTCATAGAACCTATCTTGAGTTAAAACAAGTAGAAGAGGGAGAAAAAGTAGAAACAATAATGGTTAAAAAGGAAGAAGATGAAAAAGGTGCTTAAATTTTTATGGAGATGTGTAGGTGTACTTTATTTCCCTATATATCTATTAGCATGGGTATTGCATAAAATAGCAAGACTCATGCTTGCAATTGCATATTTTGGATTGCTTAACAAGCAAGCTGGAAAAGATATAATCAAGTCATTATTTAAGTGGCATGGAAGATATTAAGCAATATGGAGACTTAACTGAAAAGGAACTCTTTGAATTTCTCGATGAAATTAAAAGCGATGATGAGGATATTCAAGAGGCTCAATCTGAGGCGATTGAAAAAATTACCTTGGAAGAAGAGCATGTTGAATTATCTGAAGAAGAGCAGGAAAACAGAGAGATTGAAGCTAGATATGGAGATAAAATGCCATGGACAGGTTTAGGTCCAAACAATTGCCAAGGTGTAAAACTGTTTGGACCTGAGGGACAGCGCAGAGCTGCAATGGCTAGCATAGAAGCTAAAAGGAAAAAGTCTCAACGGCTTAAAGAAGACAGAATACGTATTCAGCGTGAAGCTTTCAGGCAAGAATATATACGCCTGAGTGACCCTATAGGAAATGAAAGGATTAAGCTGTTAGTTTCATCACTTGTTAAAGAACACACAAGAATGGTTGATAAATACTCAACTTATATAAACAAGCGATTAACTACTTTACTTAATCCTTTTATTCCACGTAGGTTAAGAATATGTAAAAGCTTATATCCTGACTCAATTCGTCCATGTCCTGGCTTTTTATATAAGGCGAGTGAGGAATATGGTGCTGGATTAACTTTCTGGGCAATGCCGAATATCCCATACTACTTTGCTCAAAATACAGAGCAGAAAGTTCTTATGGAGCATAAATCGCCATTCTTGGTAAATGTGGACCAGTCTATAAAGTTCTATCATGAGCATCTTAAAAAAAGAGCAGACAAAGAGCTTAAATATGCTTCTTTAATATATCAAAAAGGCGTATATTCATACTTTGACCTGTTAAGGCTTAATCCATTTTGGTATGAAGTTTTATATAATGATTTGCAAAACAAGATTAAAGAAATGGTATGAAAAGTAATAACACTAAATTAGCATTGCCAAGAATTTTAATCTATCAAGATGAAGACTGTAAAATCCTGGTAGATTATTTGGTGTATAACGGCTTTCAAGTAATAACCTCAACTGAGAATGATATACTAATCAAAATCAGAGAAAAGAATTATGACTTATGCATATTAAGCCATTATAAAACAACAGATGCCTCTATGAGGCTAAAGCCATTAAAATTTTTGCGCAAATCAGATGATAAAATACCGGTAATAATGGTATCAGATAAGGCCCGATATGAGCATGTTATTGAAGCATTTGATGAAGGCGCAGATGATTACGTTATAAGGCCATATAACATTGAAGAGCTTATAAGAAGAATAAAAGCTGTTTTGAAAAGATGTGGTGTGCGAGTAAGAAGTATAGAGCCATCTTATGAGATAGGCGATTACCTGTTTAATACAGTAGATAAAATTCTTACTATAGGCGGTGTAAAAACACAGCTTAATAATAAACAAAGTCAAGTTCTTGCTTTACTATGTGCCTATAAAAATGAAACATTACCTAAGAAAATACTTATGCAACAAGTATGGACTGATGATAACTACTTTAATAAACGTAGCTTAGATGTCCATATATGTATGCTGCGAAATATGCTTAAAATGGATAACCGAGTAGCTATAGAAACCATACGAGGAGTCGGTTATTCTCTCGTTATAGAAGAAGATGAAAGCTTAATGTAAAAAAGGCAGACTACTTTTCTGTAGTCTGCCTTATATTTCTCTCGTTCATTTGTTAAGCTATGTGCTTCTTGAAATTCTTCAAAAAATACAAGCTCATTTTTCCTGTCGCAAAATCCTCATCTTGATTGCCTGTATGAAAACACTTAAGGCCATATTTATTGGTATAAACCTTAAAATCACCGCGTAATTCTCTCGTTCCAGTTTGGTTATTAAACCACCACACTCTAATATGATTTGCATCAAGCCATTTTATTTGCTGCTGAATATATTTAGTAAGGTCCTCATATTCATCATAATCGGCTTGGTCTTCAACATACGGAACAAATGTGCATTCTATAAGGTCTGAGTCATCAACCGCTTTCCAATCATCTTCTATATAAAAATTATTGGAAAACATTTCAGATACCTCATTGGCTTCTTCCAAATTGTCTTCGTCTAATGGCTCTTCGCCATAATACAAAAAGCAAAAAGCATCATTTGATATTTGCAAAGTCTGCTTTTTGCTGTAATCTAAAACAAAATTGCTCATTTATTCTCCCGTTCTATAGTTTCACGATATTTCTTCTCAAGTTCTGCTATTTCATCTAAAGCAGCTTGAGGTTGGACTAATTGAACAGCTGCTGGCAGTTCATTTCCTTCTTGTATTGCTTGAACTGACTGAGAGCCATCAAGCAAATTCTCTTGCTGTACCTCTTGGGTATTCTCTTGTTCATTTATTTCCATATTGCAATTATTTATTTTTGTTCAACATTTCTCTCGTTGGGGCTTGTGATATTCTCCTGTCCAATTGTGGCGGATATTCTCTCGGCCATTTCCTCTGTTAACTCCTGTACCACACTCGGAGTCCAATGTGGACAATTGCCGCATAGTCCGCTGTGCACGCGGGCTACACAGCTTGTACACTCAGGCATAAGCTGTTTAATCATAATGACCATGCGGCTTTTATGTATTCTAGTGTGTAACATTTTTTAACAGTTTTACTTTTGTTCTTTTATAGGCTAAAGTACAAAATAATCTTGATATAAATTACTGTTTTACAGACTTTAACATAAAAATTTTTCACTGGTTTATTGCGGCTTTAATATAAAAATATAGAGCTCTAAATGCCTCGAAAATATATGAAATTTCATTATTCTCGTTCATTCTCTCCTCATTTCTTTTTATAGATTTAGTTTACTATTATTCTCAAATAAAAGTGTCCTAGAAGCCAAGAAAATGAGTCAACTTTTTAGCCATAAATTTAACAGCTATTTATATAACTGCTTGGTGGCTTAAAGCTCAGGAAAGTCCATGCCTCAATTCATATTATAGGCTTTATAAAAATACATTGATAGATACACTTCTTTTGACCTCTATCGCGTCGAATTGAGTTAACCCATATTATAGTACACTCAAAGCCTAAAAAGTGTCCTAGAATGCGAAAGAAGCATGTTTCTATGAGTTTACATATTTTAACATAAATCACAATAATACAAAAATAGCCGCATACTTAGATATGCAGCAAAAAAAAGAGCCGCCTCTTTCGAGACGGCTCCATGGGAGAAACGGTGTCAGGTGGCTGTGTTATGCAAGTGACTCCTCTTCAACTGTAGTCTCAGCAGGAGCTTCGGCAGTTTCTCCATTTGCCTGACCGGCGAGATATTCATCCAGCTCCTTCTTTGCATCCTCAAGCTGCTTCTTTTTGGCTTCCAGCTCTTCCTGAGCTTTCTGCAGCTTCTCTTCTGCCTTCTTCACATTCTCCTCGCAGCGAATTACGCGGTCCTGAGGAGTAAATGGAGTGCGGGTTGCTGCTGCCTCACGGCGCTCCAGATACTTGGCATTGAGCTGTGCGCCTTCTTCGTCGAACTCTTCGGCAATCTTAATGCCCCCGGCTTTCACAACCTTGTGCATAGTCTTCGTTGCAAGCGGATTGCCCTCAATAGGAGCCGGAACTGAAATGCGGTAGAGCAAGCGCTGAGCTCGTTTGTCAGGCACGATTGCCACGATACGGCCGATTACCATTTCAATGTGCTCTTCGCCGTTTTCATCTGTAGTACGGTATTTCTCAAATTCTACCGTTTTACCTACGTTGCCGATAACTTCGTTAACCTCTTCGGCAATTGCTTCCGGTGTCCATTCAATTTTGTCTGCCGGGTCTTTTGCTTTGCGAGCGCGGGCTTTTTTCTCCGGCTCAACAACTTCGTCCAGAATACGAACGAGATTGCTGTCATGTACCTTAACGATGCGGCGTCCGTCGTCTGTCTTGATTGCATAGAGCACCTTATTGCTGCGCTTCTCTTCAATCACTCCGGCGATATAGCCGTCAACCCATTCTGCAGTGTTGAAAGGAACTGCCTGACAACGGTGGTTAACATTCTTCTTCAGCTCTTCGGCCAGTGCATGACGGTCCTCATCGGTCATCTTTGGCTTTTTCTCCTGAGTTGCCTTGCTGCCATTGTAAAGCGGGTTGAGTCCGCCATTCTCTTCAGCTGCCTTGATAGCTGCTTCTTCCTCAGGGCTGAGCTGAGTTTCTTCTTCACTTGCAGGAGCGGCAGGAGTCTCTTCTGCGGTTGCCTCAGGAGCTGCAGGAGCAGCAGGGGCCTGAGCCTGTTCACGAGCTGCGAGTACGGCCTCGATAGCCTTCTTGTCTTCGTCACTTGCTGTTGCCAAAAGAGCGTTCAGCTTCTTCGTTGTCATCTGTGAAAATTTCTTTGTTGCCATAATACTGTAAATTTTGAATTGTTATTAAAATGTTATTGTTTAATTTTGATATTGCAAATATACTATGTTTTTTTGAATTATTGAGCCGCTTTGGGAACTTTTTTCCAAGTTTTATGTTAAAAAATATCAATTGAGTTTCTTAAACGGCCCTAAGAGTCCGAGAGTACTTATATTATATCCCTCCTTGCCAAAGAATTTGAGTGCCATATTAGCCAATTTCGTTGTCCCTAAGGCATACGAAGACGCTACTATGATAGCTACACAACCCTCATCATTGGACACGATAACACAATCCGAAATGGCTTCTATGAAGTTCTCCATACTGTCCAAATTCTCTCGAGTGGCCTCAACTTCAAGCCTATAAACCGTTACAAATATTTCATTTCTTGCCATGTTATTTAGCTTTTACGGTTTTGTAGCTCTTGCTTACCTCTACGCTGAACACACCATGCCAAAGAGCAAATCGGATTGCTGTTTCTGAGTTGTCTTGTTCAACTGCAATTGTTGGTGTCAAAAACAATGTTTCTGACTTGGTTGCTGAAAATTTCATTGTTACCATATCACTGTAAATTTTTATTGTTAAACTTAGTGCCGCTGTAGGTGTCGCTCCTAAACCGTTTCTATCCGCAGCGGCTAAGGTCATGCATTCTCTTGAGGAGTGCCGTCCCATTCTGTTACTTGCTCGAGTACAATGTACCGGCGTCGCTTTGTGCGACACATAAGAGCCGCATAGCTGTCTGCGTCTGCTTTGTTATCAAACTTCTCCACAACTGTGGGATTGAAAATACCGCCGTTATAGGCAACTGCTACATAAAAAACTGTTGTTTCCATTTTACTGTAATTTGAATTGTTAGTATCTTTATTTCTGTTATTGGCTTGCGCCATATCTTTTTAAGTATATGCAAATATACTACTTATTTTTGATATAGAGCACCGTTTTAAGAACTTTTTTCGTTAAAAAATGTTGGTTGTTATTTGGCTCCCATCTGAGCCGCATAAGCGTCAATTTGTTCTCTTGTGAGCCACTCCGGTTTAACTGGCAACAAATCATAAAGTTCTCGCATTTTGTCGATTTGTTTCTGTTCATCGTGTGCCCAAAGGCAGTGCTGAGCGTTTCTGCCATAACCGAGGTAATACTCGCAATCGCAGCGAAGGCGGTCAAGCAGCATATACTCAAATCTAAAATCTTTCTGTGCCATAATTATTACGCATAAAATTGGTTAAATAAAGTCTCTTGCCGAACATTGTTATATACGGGCGGTTATTTCTCTTGGAGTAGCGTATCTCTTGCCAACGTCCGTGAATAACCTCAGTTCCGCGGCTTGACCAATTAATTGTTGAACGATAACGCGCCGCATCACCTGAATTGCTGATTTGTATTTCTAATTGTTCCGGCGTGCTACTGATTAAGTAGCCGTGTGACTCAAATTTGCTTCTGTTATTTTCCATCGCTGTTCTATTGTTTTACTAGTTCATAACTCTCGGCAAAACCGTTTTATCGAATATTTATGCCGTTCTTGTCTACTGTAATTACCTCAACCAGCATTGCCTTGCCAGGTATTTCTCTTGTCTCAGTAATTTTCTTGCCGTCCTCTTCACGCTCTACTGTCTCCTTTTTCGATTTGTCCTCTTTGTAGATGCAGTAGGTGTGTTCGTAGTAGTCGCGCAAGTCGTCGCGTTTTGCTGCGTCCTTGATACACTCGAGGATATTTTTCTCGGCATAGTAGTGGCATTCACTAGCAAACATTCTCTCACCGGTTATTTCCTCGTTGTCAATTCTTACTTCTCCTGTTTCCAACATACTGTTCGGAATGTTCGTCAATACGAAACGGTAATTTCTGTTTACTTTCATTGCTGTAATGTTTTATTGTTATTACTTATTTTATCTATGCAAATATACTAATTATATTTGAACCGGAAAAACTTTTGAGCAACTTTTTGTGTTAAATTTTGTTTGTAACCTCGGTTGTTTCGTTCGTTATTTCCGATATGCAAATATACAAATAATATCTGACACACGAAACTTTTTGGATAAAAATTTTCGGTAGGAATTTAAGGTGCTAAAAAAATAACATAGGAAAATTCTCAGGCTTAAGTTGTGTTAAATCAGATGGTTGTTAACCACATTTAACATTCTGGCAGTTAGCCAAGTAGCATGTACAATAAATTTCAATATGGCGAAATATAGCGAGTTAGGAAATGTTAAATTTACGTTAAGAATTGTGGCTCAATTCCTGTGTGGCTGTGAGCCGGCTCTGGCCAGAATGATTGTGGTACCAGAGTGGCTCTGGCCAGAATGATTGTGGTACCAGAGTGGCTCTGTGGCTCAATCTAACATTTCCTAACCTATTCTGAGCCTCTCAGCCATATAAACTATCATCACAAGGATTTGAACGCGATACGGGTCACGAGATTAAGCCAAACAGGCTCATAGCTATTCAATTCATTTGTTAAAGCCTGTTAACACGCCGGCTCAGAGGCTCGCAGGCTCGTGAGGTGAGGGATGAAAGCAGTTAGGCCCCTGGTGCGGTGCCGGCTCAGAGGCTCGCAGGCTCGTGAGGTGAGGGATGAAAGCAGTTAGGCCCCTGGTGCGGTGCCGGCGTGCCCCTATATATAGTATATAGAGCCATGTCCATAGGCAGAAAAATTTTTTGGCTTCAAATCATTCTCGCAAATTGCCACCAAATCAAAATTCGCAAAGGCCATCATTCAGGCATTCTCGCAAAAAGGCTGTAAACAAGAGAAACAAGAGAAACAATCAATTGTTTCTTGATAAGTGATTGATTTTCAATAAGTTAGATATATTATAAACAAATAAACAATAAGAACTATAAATCTTCAGAATGAGTTGTTAGATAGAATAAATAGAATTAAAGGGGATAAGCTATAAAAAGTCAAGACAGAAGTCTCTCAGAAAAGGAAAGGAATTATCGTTTACATCGTTTATTGTTTACGCGAGAATGCAATTATTTTTACGAGAATAGAAAATTTTTGCCAATCTAGAATTTAACATAAAAAATAACTGCGAGAATTTTTATATTACATTATAATTTATTATATTTGCAGCATAAAGCTATAACAATAAAAATAAACTATAATATGGTAAACATAGAAGGTATACAGGTAGATTTAGTTGGGAATATAGACTCCCTCTTAGCCGAATGGGCTATATTTACCGTAGAATTTGAATATGATAGTAAGGTTATCGTCTGTCATACTTTAGATTGGACCGTGCGTAAGGGCCTAATAACACTTGTAAAAAAAATACTTAGCCCAAAAGTAGAAAGTGTAGATTTAAGGCAATCACTTATAAATAGCAAATACATAACAGTTGAAGTAAAAAGCATATTCAAAAATAGCAAATATGAGCTTTTGAAAAATAAATACGAGCTGATAAAAAGCAATATGACCTATTATCCTTATGGATATAATTTTTTGCTATTAGTTAACAGCGATGAAAAGCCATATGCATTTGCTTTGCATAATGAATTGATAGAAAATGTAAGTAAAAGCGCCGCATTGCACATAGAGCTATTAAAGAAAGGAACAAGAGGCAGAAAAGCCAAAGCCGTATATCAATATGATATAAATTCAGGGTTGTTTGTAGAAGAATATAGTTCTATAGGTGAGGCCGCAAAAAGCTCAGGAATATGTGCGAGCAATATATGTATGTGTTGTAACGGGCATATAAAAACAGCTGGTGGATATATATGGTCATATGAAAAATACGGCATAATAGATTTACCAGAAAGTAATCGCGTAAAGGCAAAAATACTCTCACAATCTGAAGTAGAAGAAAGAGCGGAGACCATACTTAATAAGCAACAGAGATTTATAAACGAAAATTGATATGAAAACAGATAAAATAGCACAGAAATTAGCAGATATACTGCCATCACGCCCAATAGTTCCTGGAATGTCTAATCCGGACACATCCAAGCTTGTAGAACAAGAGGCCACACGTATTAAGGCAAAGCAAGATGCAAAAGAATTGGCTCGTATTAAGTATCTTGAAAAGCAAAAGCTTAAAAATCTTCAAGCTAAACAAGAAAAACGCCAATCGTTAGCAGAAGAACTCGGTGTGGAAGAAATACCAGATGGCCAAACTGAACTTCAAGCCAAACGCATCGTAGAGCAGCAAAAACGAGTTGAGGCTATTGAGGCACTTGAGGCTCAGACTGTAGAGCCGCTTAAAGCAACTGAGTTAGCAGAACGCCATGACTCGGGCAAAGGCTCATATTCATCAGCTATACGCTCAGCACTTCAGTTACAAGGAGCATCAAGGCCTGAAATAACAAAGCTTCTTACTAGCCTTAATATAAACTTAAGTGTTCAGCTTACAAAGCAAGACACGGCTAACTTATTGGCATGTTTATTGACTTGTAATGAAAGTCAGCTTCAGGCTCTTATGAATAACAAGAAAATACCTGTTGTAATCAAAACAGTTATTAAGCGCCTCATAGAGGATATGAAACTCGGCAATATAGAAACAGTTGAGAAGCTTTGGGACCGTATATTCGGTAAAGGCCAAATGCAATTAAGTCTCCCAGAAGGGCAACAACTCCAAACCGGTATTCTTCCTAATGTGCCTGTAAGTCGTGAAGCGTACCTGATTATACGTGAAAACTTAATAAAGTAAAATATAGCAATGAAGTCATTAAAAGAAATGCAAGAAACAGCACTAGATGCCACAAAGCCCGGAACTGTGAATCCTGTAGAAATGTTACGTCTTGAGGCTCTTACGTCATTTGAAAAGTATACTAAACTAATGTTTAAATGTCAATATAAACGCTCATTTATAGTAGCAGAGCACCATAAGAAAATGTTCGAAGTATTACAAGATGTTGTAGATGGTAAAATTACCAGATTGATTATCAATATCGCTCCACGCTATTCTAAAACTGAGGTTGTTATAAAATCATTTATCTCATGGGCCTTCGCCTTAAATCCGCGATGCCGATTTTTGCACTTGTCTTATTCAGATATACTCGTGAATGATAATTCTGAAACAATCAGAAATATTATGCAAGAAGAGCTTTATAAGACTCTTTTTCCCAATTCGACTCTTGCGTCTGAGAAAGGCTCAGCTAAGAGATGGAAAACTAAAGCAGGCGGAGAGCTTTATGCCGTATCAACCCAAGGCCAAGTAACAGGTTTTGGTGCTGGAAATGTAGATGCCGACCCAGAGATAGATAAAATGGACGGGGGTAACGACGTATTCGTATTTGATGACCACACGAATGAAATGCTTAAAATGATAGATGCTAAAACCAATATATTTCAAGGCGCAATTGTAATCGATGACCCCCTGAAAGCCGATGATGCAGCATCTGACCTTATACGAGAGCGCATAAATCAACGCTTCGAAAATACAATACGTAACCGTGTTAACTCGCGTAGAACGCCTATCATTATTATAATGCAAAGATTACATGAGCATGACCTCTGTGGCTATTTGCAAGAGATAGAGCCAGATACATGGACTGTTTTATCACTTCCAGTTATACAAACAGACCCTGAGACAGGAGAAGAACATGCTCTTTGGCCAATGAAGCACAATCTTGAAGAACTGTATAAACTACGAGAGATTAACCCAGTAGTATTTGAGACCCAATATATGCAAAATCCAATTCCTACTGAGGGCCTTATGTATCACGAGTTTAGAACATATCAAAATATAGAATTGCCATCAGGCTCTAAAGCTAATCAAAGATGGTGTTACGTTGATACAGCTGATACTGGCTCTGATTATTTATGTGCAATTTGCTTTATAAATACTCCAGAAATGCTATATGTAATTGATGTGCTATACACACAACTGCCCATGGAAAAAACTGAAGTAATGTTGGCTAAAATGCTCACAGAAAATAGTATAACAGAATGTCTGATAGAGTCCAATAATGGTGGTAGGCAGTTTGCTAGAAATGTAAAGCGTATTACAAGAGCTACTTTGCATAATTTCAAAACAGCCATAAATACTTTTACACAGACAAAAAATAAAGCTGCTCGTATTTTTTCAAATTCAGCTCTTGTTAACTCAGATGTAGCGTTTCCAGAAAATTGGGATAAAAAATGGCGTGAATTCTATAATGCTATTACAACTTATCGTAAAGATAATAAGCGAAGGGCTGCTCATGATGATGCACCAGATGCACTTACAGGCGTAATTGAAATGAGACTTAGAAAAGCTGGAAGGAAGAAAATATCATTGAGAAATTGAGTTAAAATTCATATTCTCGCATTATTCTCGTAATTTCTAGGCTTCTAATTATATATGAATGATTAAATCATAAGCCTTGAATGAACATAGTGCGAGAATATGAGATAAAAAATACCTCTATAAAAAATGTTAAAAGCTGTACAACTTACAGTATAATTTAGTATATTCGCATTGTGGAGAAGTCAATTCAAAACAAAGTACAGGTAATTCGATGCAAGTTAAGGGTAGCTGCTCGATAGTATTAACAATAAAAATCATAAAGAACAATGGGATTAAATTGCGGATGCCCTCTTGGCGCACATATTGCGGACCTCACAATTGAAGAATGTAAGGAAAGTATGGGGCAAATTCAAAAAGTTGCATTCCAGCGTATCTATAAGACTACTGGAGAGTTGAACTCTGTCGCAGACCCGACTAAGAAAGCATCGTTTGCCACTTTGTTTTCTGCAGCCGATGGTACTAAGATGACAGTTTCACCGTACATTCAAGGACCTACTACTGAGCCTGGCGCAGCTCGTACCTTTGGTTCAGGTAATCAGGTATTAGGAGGTATTCCTATTACAATCGGTCGTGAAGCTACTTCTTTTACAGGAACTATTTATCAGGAAAATCAAAAAGTTATTGCACAGATGAAGCAGTATCAATGCGAAACCATCGGTGTGTGGCTTATTGATGAGAATGGTAACATTGGCTGTTTGGTAAATGACTTTGATGAGCCTACTAAGTACATGCCTATTCCTATTTACAGCTTCTTTGTAGGTGATAAGTCACTTGGCGGGTATGAAGAGCCTGATAGCAATGCTATTAGCTGGTCTTTTGTTCCTAACTGGAGTGATAAGTTCTACATTATCAAGCGTGAAACTTTGGACTTTAACCCGTTGACTGATTGGGTTAATTCTGCGTCTGCTTAGAAAGGAGACTTCAGCTCCGATTTTAGCTCTGATTTCGCTATAAGCAACGCTGTAGTTAGCGATATATTAAAAGTTGTTGGTGGAACTAAGTTTGAAAACTATAAAAATAGTGGCAAACAGCCACCACAAGTTAAGTCTATAGTATATATAGGCAAAGAATTAATACCGCAACGAATATCAACTTTAGATTTTAGTATAAAAAATTCTAAGTTTGAGGCCTATGCTAATGATGAGGAACTAATTTCTAAAATTGAGAAGTTGAAAGCTTCCAAAGAGCAAGTAAAAGACTATAAATTGGATGTTGGTAAAGCTTTAAAGTTTAATATAGCATTCAACGATGAGAAAGAAGAAAGAACAAACCGTAACATTGGTTGTGCCTAAATACAATATCAAGAAAGATTTCGGCATTCAGCATGCCGAAAGACTTCTTGATATGGGCACAAACATAAATGGCGGATGGGAATTGCCTGAAGATAGTAACTATTTATACGACGAAGAAAATGGGCTTAGACTTAAATCAGATAAAGCAAATTCTGCAAAAGCCGACTAAAAGACAGGTTATTCAGAAAGCTGTAAATATGCAGCGTCGTCTTAGGTTCCATACTGAGACGAATATCGCTGTATCTGATATTAACCAACCTACTACCATATTCTTAGATTGGGTAAAGCATTTGCTTCCAAAAGATAAGTTCAACATATTCTTGCAGCTGTTCAAATTCCCGTTGCCAACTCCTGCTGTAGTTGAGGACGTCTATAGAGAACTCGAAAGAGTTTTCTATAGCCGTAACTCATCTAGCTCATATCAATTCACCGATTCAGAACTTGCAGAAGACTGGTCTCAGTATAAAAAGAATAACCTCAACGAGCCAGAGGTGTGGAAGACAACCGGATGGAAGAGAATGCAGGTATCGCCAAATAGTATTTTAGTAATTGACCTTCCTCAAGTACAAACTACATCACGCCCTGAGCCATATTTTTATTGGCTTGAAATTGATGCTGTAGTCGATTACCAGCTTTCTAAGCAAGATGAAAACCTGTTTGAATGGCTTGTTTTTAATCAGCCAGAACACAGAATAGCTGTATTTGATGATACTTCTATAAGAGTTTATCAACTCAACGAAAAGAATGAAATTCAGTCATTAGTTTCTGAAGCTCAACACGATTTAGGATATTGCCTGGCTAGGTTCTTTTGGTCTACACAGCTTAATGAGAAGAGCAAGGACCTTAAGAAAAACCCAATCACCAAGGAGCTATCAAACTTGGATTGGTATCTATTTTTTGCCTTATCCAAGCAACACCTCGACCTTTATGCTCCGTATCCTATTTACAGTGCCTATGAGGCTGATTGTAATTTTGAAAATAGCGAAACTGGTGACTACTGCGACGGAGGCTTTCTTCGCAATGCAAAAGGCGAATATAAAATTCTCAATGATGGAACAGTTGAAAAGTGTCCTTGCTGTAGCGAAAAGCGTATAGCTGGTCCTGGTTCATTCTTAGAAGTTCCTATACCAAATCAATCTGAAGGTGTTGCAGATATGCGTAATCCTGTTCAGATAACTACTATCGATAAAGACTCACTTGATTATAATGTCAATGAGTGTGCAAGGCTTAAAAATGAGATTGTTATTTCGGTAGTTGGTTCAGGAGGTACAGTAAGTGAGAAAGAAGCAATCAATGAGACTCAAGTAACTGCTAACTTTGAAAGTAAAACTTCAGTGCTTAATGCACTTAAGACTAATTTTGAGTTAGCACAGAAGTTCATTGAAGATACTGTTTGCAAACTCAGATATGGAAATGCTTTTATATCATCTTCTGTAAATTGGGGTACAGAGTTTTACGTTTTTACTGTAACAGAGCTTTATTCTAAGTACAAGCAAGCAAAGGATAATGGAGCATCCAACTCAGAACTAGATGCTATATCGCAACAAATTCTTGAAGTTGAGTATCGCAATAATCCTTTGGTACTTCAGAGAATGCTGATTTTGAAACAGTTAGAACCTTATCCACATAAAACCTTGGATGAAGTGTTAAAACTGTATGAAAAAAAGTTAATAGATGAAAAATTGGTAAAACTTAAAATAAATTTTAGTACTTTAGTCGACAAATTTGAACGTGAAAACATTAACATAATTGAGTTTGCTTCAAATAAGCCATTAAGAGAAAAAATTGATATAATAACAAATAAACTTTTAGAGTATGTTACAGAAAATGACACTACAGGAACTGCAGAATAGCACTGTTGACGCACTTAAGCAGGCTCATGCTATAGCTAAAGCCCATCAAGCTGACCTCCAGAAGCTTAAATCAAGCAAAGATAAGAGGTGGACAGAAGCAATGCAAGAAGACCTTGATGCTACAGCTCTTTATATTGTAGATATTGAGGATGTTCTAGAAGAAAAAACTTCATCTACTAGCAATGGTGAATATGAGCCAAAAGCTGGTACTGAAAAGCTTGTACATCTGTCGATTGTAAAAGGTCGCCGCTTTAATCCTATGACAGGAGAAGAAGAAAGCAAGCCATGTACTCAGTTATTTACATTTGCTGAGTGGCAACTTTTCAAAAAGAATTTCAAAGGTCTCGGCTATTCTATAATGAAAGTATTGCATGACCCGTACGGAGAGGCAAAAGATTTTGTTGCAAAAGAAAATTAAAAACTTAAAATATCAAAGCTATGTTAACAATTGAGATGCTACGACAAAATTCAGCATTAGCTGGTCTCTCTGATGCTCAGCTTACAGCAATTGCTGAAATGTCAAGAAATGATGAAAATACGGTAATTGGTACTAAAATTGGTGCTTTGCATGGACAATATGATACCGATATTTTCAATGTTACTGGAGTAAAAAAAAGAGATGGTGAAAAGAGCTATGATTACGCTAAGCGCGTACTCGGTGAATATAAAACAAAAGCTGATTCTGTAAAAACAGTACAAGCAGAGCTCGATGCAGCTAATGCTAAAGTAACTGAGTTGCAGACAAAGCTCGAGAAAAATGCAGGAAATGAGGAGCTTACTCAGCAGCTTAAAGACGCTAAAGCTCAAGTTACACAGCTTCAATCTAAGCTTAAAACTGAGCAAGATAATTACAAAACAAAAGAAGCTGAATTTAACAAGCAACTGAAAGATGTACATGTAGATTATGCTTTTCAAGCTGCTACTACAGGTCTTAAGTTCAAAGCTGGTATTACTGAGCCTATTCAGAAAACACTGCTTAATGCAGCAAAAGCTGAAATTTTGGCAAAGGGTACACCTGATTTTGTAGAAGATGGTCAAGGAGGTAAGAAACTTGTTATTAGAGGAGCTGATGGAAATATCCTTAATAACCCGAAAAACAATCTTAATCCTTATACTATTTCTGAGCTTGTTATGGAAACGTCTTTGAAAGATGTAATCGATACAGGTCGCAAACAAACAGGTGGCGGTACAGGAGGTTTTCAGGGACAAGGCGGTCAAGGAGGAACACTTGATTTGACTGGAGTAAGAACTCAGCTTGAAGCAGACAAAGTAATTGAAGCTCATCTTCTTGCAAACGGCTTAACTCGTGACTCTTCAGAGTTTGGAGAAAAGCTTACAGAAATAAGAAACGAAAACAACGTGGCAACTTTGCCAATAAGATAAAAAGGCACATCCTAAAAAGAAGAGAAATTAAAAAAAATGCTATTAGGCGTAAAAGGGTAATGCACCATATAGCAAAATGTTTAACAAATTAAAAACTAAAAATTATGAGCTTAGTATTAACTCGTATTCAGAACACTCTTGCTAATTCCAGATTGGATAAGTATGAGTATCGTGCAAGTAGGTACGGTGCGCTCGATGCTTTTATGGTGCAGTCGAATGACCCTACAGGTATTTTAACCCCTGAGTTGAAAGAGAAGGCCCGTACTTCTATCGGTACAACTCTTCAAACTCCAGTAATTGACTATGATGCAGATATTACTATTGGTAATACTCGTTCTTTGACAATTGCTGATAGTGAAAACACTTCTCGATTTGTTGATATCACGTTTGCTACCTATTCATGGGGCTTTACTATTGCTCCAGCAATGTACATGAACAATGAAATTGGTATTCAGCGTGACTTTGATACTAAGTTGATGAAGTATGCATACGCTGTAGCAAAGAAACTTGATGAAGCTGCTTTGGCTATTTTGGCTGCAGATAAAACTCAGGTTCTTAAGAACAAGCTGTTGTATGATTTTTCAACTAATGCATTGAATGCGAAGTGGACAGAGCGTGAGAACGTATTTGGCGACCTTGAGGTACTTATGGGAGCAAATGATTTCTATGGCCAGTTGCATATCATTGGCGACCCTGGAGTTGAGAGCATCATGTGTAAGCTGCAACAGCATAGCTTGTACAATGACGTAAACAAGCAGAATGAGTTTGGTAATAAGATTATTCACTTGACGAACAACCTTGCAGCAGCTGGTGGTAAATACGCGCAGGGTTATGCCGTGAATGCAGGTTCGCTTGGAATGCTGTTGCGTTATGAACGCGATTGCTTGCTTGGAACTGTTTCAGGTGACGGCCATGAATGGGGTATTGCTACTTATCCTGTTATTAACATGCCTGTTGGTACGTACTTCTATGACTCTGTAGGAGACTATAGCACTATTGCAGGAGCTGCTACAGCTGATATGACACGTACTCGTAAGGAACATTACGGATTTGCAGTTGATGTAGCGTTTATCACTGCTTATAACAGCGATAGAGCTACTTTGCCTAGTCCTATTCTTTCATTTAATGTTTCTAGCGAAGATGCAGCTTACGGTAAGACTATCGTTGTAGCTAACTCAGAAAAATCACCCATCTTTATTAAAGATGTAGCTGGAGCATAAAAAATAATAGCAGTCTTTTCTTAGTTGTTATTAGCTTTGGACAGAGGTCACTAAGTTTTATAATTTAGTTGGCTTCTGTTTTAGTTATAAACTGTATAAAGTAGGAAAAAAATGGCATACTTAAACGTATTCATAAACAATTCAAATAAGAATCCGATTAATGTAAACAGAGATACAAAACCTGTTCCTCCTGGACCGGGCATAGAAAAATGGGTGAAAGAACACATGGTGTTCTGGTATGATGTACAAAAACAAGGTGCTACCAACGAGATATTGAAATCCAATCCTTATCTACAGGATTTCAGTGGAAACAACAGGCCATTGAAATTGAATAATTTCCTGTTCTCGGCTATGAGTGGTGTGGGAGGATATACGTTAAATGCGAAATCATATCGTAATAGGTCAAATATTATGGTAGGTACATTTGGTGATTACTCTATTGAAATAACTGCTAAAGTCACTGATATATTAGGCATTGTATGGACTGAGAATGGTGTAGGGGATAGTAATTCTGTGGCTGTGGGTGAAACATTGACAAGACCTGCATTTACTATAACCGTGGAAGGTATGCCGGACGATTTGAAATGGGGAATGCATGAATCGGGAGTTGCTGATAAAGGTAATGGCACTTTTGAAATTCCTGCCTATACCTATACCAATAATACGGAAACAGTTAAAACTAAATTTATTGGGCTTACGTTCAGTCAGAGCACTTTTGATAATGTAGATATTAAATTTACGTTCCAGCCGCTTTATCCGAATGCCCTAGTAACGGATGGAGTGGATGATTACGGGCAGGTGCAGAACTTGCAACAGGGCGTTAAGGTGTTGTTTGTAACTATCAATCCGTTTGTTGATGGAAAGTTTATCTATGACCAAAGACTGAATACTACTGAACCTTGGCTGTTTGCCGTATTCAATGACAAAGGTAGTATTGCTTATAATAGTAGGAACTCAAACGGCAAGACCTATATTGATGGAACACTGAATGAATCTACAATAGTTTCCGCTTTGTTAAACAAAAAGCAAATAATCACCATAGTAAACAATGATGTGACAGGTGATAAAACTAAAACTCCTGTATTCTTTAGCAATACTGACCATGATAGCGGATGGATTAGTTCAGCTTTCTACAACTCCATAGGATTCGATTCAGTTCCCACCAAGGAAACTGACGGATTCACCGAGCAGGAATTGATTGATTATGTACTTGAAAATTTGATAACACAATGAGATACGTTATAGTAACAATAGAATGGTGTACGGAACACGGGATAGTTCCACCCGTTCACGCAAGAAGAAGTGTTGATGGAACAATGGTTCTGTTGCACGAAGATTTTATTGCACCCGTATTGGGAGAAGAAGGTATACCTTCATATTTATACGATAGCGAAGAGCTACAAGCTATTTTACAAAGTTTATTCACTGTAGAAGAACAAGAATAACCATGGTTAGAGCCAACGATATACAAGAAAAACTGCTTCATCTAATAGGATGGGAGCAAAATTATGACACATCAGACTTAAAAATATCTGATGCTTTAACTGTGAGCGAAAGTGGCCTATACTTTCAGCAAATTCATCCATTGCTGACACTGCAGAATATGTCTTGTATCGCTCCAGATTTTAAGAATATCACTTTTCCAGAATACAATTCTGAAAAGGAATATAGCAAAGGCAATGTGGTTGATTATCAAGGAACACAATATAAAGCGCTTCAAAAAGCACAAGGAAAACAGCCTGATATTGAGTCTGAGTATTGGGTTGAAACCAATTTATTTTCTGAATGGCTTGAGAGCAAAACAAAAGCAAGCATTCAAAAGGCTATTGCTAGATATTGCAATGAAAAAATTGCGCAAGGTACATATAAGACTTTATGCGAAAATAAAACATTATTTGATGGAACTGGCCGTTTAGTAGATGTTGTAAAGAATAAAAAAAATCTAGTTGGCTTTGAAATTGTGCCAATAAGAGCAAAAGGCGTAACTACTAAAATCAATAAAATAGGTTTACAATTTACAGAACCTGGTGAATATACACTATATCTTATGCATTCTAGCATGGATGCACCAGTCAAGATAATAAAGCTTAATAAGATACGTAAAAACAGCATTGAATGGTTTTCGCTTAATGATGTATATCTGCCTTATCAGAGTGAAGACAATGATGCTGGAGGAAGTTGGTATTTGTGCTATTTTCAATCTGAGCTTCCAGAAGGAAGTCAAGCTATCAGAAAAGACAAAGACTGGTCCAAAGAACCTTGTAACTCATGTTCACGCAGAGAATACTTGGCTTGGATGGCATGGTCAAAATATATAGAAGTGCACCCATTTTTTGTAAATGAAGAACTCATAAATGGGATGCAAGATGACTTTAACGATGATTTTAACAATGATTTTTCAAAACAGCCTATACACTTATGGGATGTTGAAAACAACCAATATACTTATGATAACAATTATGGCTTAAATCTTGAAATAACAATAAGCTGTGATATTACAGACTTCATAATTGAGCAGCGAATGCTGTTTCAGGATATTATAGCAAAGCAAGTAGCAGTAGATATGCTTCGTGAATTTGCCTATAATGCCAATGTTCGTACAAATAGGCATTCAATAAATGCTTCTAGGCTTGATATTCTATATGAAGTTGATGGCGACTCTTCATCTATGAAAAAATCAGGTCTTAGCTATCAACTCGATATGACATTTAAGGCAATTAAGCTTAGTACTGAAGGAATAGACAGAGTTTGTCTTCCTTGCAAAAACAATGGTATAAAATATAGAACTGTATAGTATGGCTGTAAAAAGGTATAATGCAACACTTCGCAATCTTGAATATCGCTTGAGAGCATTCAAAGATAGCTTGCCTATGCTATTGGAAGATATTGTCCGTGATAAAGAGGATGTGATAGTATCTGCAATAGCAAATGACCAGTTGTATCGCAGAGGTATCAATGGCCGAGGCGAAAAAATTATGGATTATATGCCTTATGCACCTAAAACTATACAAAACAAAAAGAGGAAAGGCCAACCGACAACTCGAGTTACCTTACGAGACACTGGAGCTTTTCATGAGTCAATGTATGTAGTATTTGACTCAGAAGGATTTTATATAACAGCGAGTGATGAAAAAACTCAAGACCTTGTTAAAAAATATGGGGAAGAGATATTCAGGTTGACAGATAAAAACTTTACAAGAATAATCCGCTCCCATATAAGAAAAGAGCTTGTTAAACGGTTAAAAAGAGCTATAAGACAATGAAAGAAAGTTCTGTACAAATAAGATATAAGGATAATCCTGTGTTACTTGATAAGATATTGCAGGATATGCAAAAATCGCTTATGGAAAAGCTTAAGTGGCTTAATTATGCATTTGGAAGAGCTTACAAACTTGTAGAGCATAGGCCTGATGGCAATAAATTCATATATCCAGCGTCATACAACGGTAATGGAGAATATGTATCACTTTTGCCCAATGACAACTTTGGTAATTTTTCATGGTTTGATATATATGACCCACAGAAAATTACTCAAGTTGTACAATCTTTACCTCAATATACTTTTAGTGGTGCTGTCGTTTTTTGGTATGACCTTAGCAGCATTTACGAAGATGAAACAGTGCTTCACACAGAAGAGATTAAAGATGAAATAATACGAGTACTGACAACACCAGGAGTTATTACAACAACTGGTAAGCTTACTATCAATAATATATATGAGCGTTTTGAAAATATATATAAAGGGTATTCTATAGAAAAGATTTACAATAACTATGATTATTCTGGGCAAAACATACAAGATATTGATAAACAATTCTTTATGTACCCTTATGCAGGAATTAGAATTGAGTTCACTTTAACAACTAGAGAATTATGTCAACGATATATTTTATAACATTGCTTTCGGCTTTAATATATATAGCCTTAGCAGCAGCATTTGCTATTTTGCTAATTGGAAAACTCGGTGTGCGCGATGAGATAATTACCAGAGCTCCTAAGCTTATTTCTCAATTATTCGATTGTGACTTTTGCTTAAGTTTTTGGACGTCGCTTATTCTCGCTATCATTCTCGCTATTTTCTTTAACGAGATGAGTATTATATTTATTCCTATCATATCAACCCCTATAACGCGAATTTTAATATGAAAAACCTGATAGTAAATAAAAAAGTCGTACGGGTATATGACAGCATAGATGAAATGCCTATTGTAAATTTTCAGAAGTACAATAAGTATTTGCTTATAGACTCTGGAATTGGCTCAGATGCAGATGATATTGATGCCCATATAACCCGTGTTGCTAAATTCATTAAAAGCAATAATGCCAAAAAAGCTTTGCAAGAACTGCAAAACATGAGGCAAAATATGTATATGGTGAACAATGAAATTTCACCGAGGTACTTAGCTTTTGCAGCTCTTATTCATAGCATAGACGGTGAAGAAGTTAATGATTTGTCAGACGATGGACTTAAAAATATATTGGCCAGGCTTAAAGAAATAAAGCATTCAAAGATTATAGACTTTTTGACTTGGCTTAAAAAAAAAGTAACCACCGAACTTGAAATGTACTTTCCAGGAGATTTTGTAAATCCAAAGGAAAAAGAAGCTTATGATAAGCTTAAAAATAGAACACTTCTTGTATTAGACTCTATTATAAATGATACTGATAATACAGAGCAAATAGAGCTAATAGATACAATGATGCTAAATATGCATACGCCAAAAGTATTTATAGGAAGTGAGTCTGTCGAGGTTAAATATGATAAGCAGTTTGAAAGTACTTGTTTACTTATAGCTCAAAAAACAAGCATGGATGCTAGAAAGATGACAGTACTTCAATTCTATAATGCTATTGATAACATTAAAGCTCAAGCAGAAGCCGAGGCAAAAAGTTTGAAGAAACATAAAAAGAAATAACTGTTATGGCTGAAGACGATAAAATAAAATATAGTGACATAATTCAACCGGATGATTCGTTAGAAAAGCTTGTAAAGCAGCTTGAAGACATCAATAAGAGTTATGAAACTATGACAAATGCTATAAGAGCAGGTGCAGATAGAGTTGTACATGCTATTAAGTCTGTTAGTGGAGCTACTAGCGATGGCCGTAAGAGTATAGATGAAGCAACAGCTTCAACATCTAGACTTGAGCGAGCACAGAAAGAGCTTAAATTAGCTTTATCAGATACTGGTAAACAGATAGCATGGCTTAAGGCACAAACATCAGACGCAAATAGAGCTACTGTAGAACAGCAGCGTTATATCCAGCAAGCTATATCTTCTTATGACCGTCTTAAGTCTGATCTAAAGCAAACAGTTGAGCTATATAAGTCTTTAACTGCGGCTGAAAGAGCAGATAGTCAAATGGGGCAACAGCTACTCAACAATATTCTTAATTTGAAAAATCAGATTAAGGCCCTTGATGACCAAATGAAGCCTCATATCCAAACTCTGTCTGAAGTAGAAAAGGCGGAGCAAAGATTAGCTTATTTACAGTCAGATGAAGGTAAAAGATTACTTGAGTTAAAAGCTAAGATTGCTGAGCTTACTTCTGCTAGAAAACAGCAGAAAGCTACAGTAGACCCATTAGCTCAGGCTCAAGAGAAACTTGCGTATGCTCAGTCAGAAGAAAATCAGCAATTAAAACTGTATTCAACTCAAATAAAAGAAGCAAATAGAGTTGCTCAGCTTCAGGCAACAATAGCAGCTTCCGCAGAAGGGTCATATAATAGACTTTCAGCACAGTATGAGCTGAATAAAATAAAGCTTAATCAGATGTCTGCTGCTGAAAGAGAAGCTGCGGACTCTGGTAAAAAGCTTGAAGCTGAGACAAATGCAATTTATCAGCAAATGATAAAATTGCAAGAAGCAACAGGTAATTATAGATTGTCTGTAGGCCATTATCAAAAAACATGGGATGGTTTAGGCATTTCTATTTCTCAAGTAGTACGAGAATTACCTGCTGCAGCTGTATCGCTTAATACATTCTTCTTAGGTATATCGAATAATATACCTATGGTAGTTGACGAAATTAACAGATTACGCGCTCAGAATAAACTTTTGCAAGCAGAAGGTAAAGCAACAGTAAGTGTAACAGGTTCAATAGTTAAGGCTTTGTTTAGCTGGAATACTGTACTTATTATATTGCTTACTGTATTTTCCATGTTTGGCAAACAGATTATAACATGGGTTGGTAATCTTTTCAAAGCAAAAAACGCTGTTATATCTACAACTGAGGCTCTTGATAATATAGCTAAAGAACTTGAAGATACTAATGGCAGCTACGGCAATAACATTGTAAAGCTAAAGCAATTACAGCAGGAATGGAAAAATCTTGAAACTACTGCTAAAAAAGACCAGTGGATTAAAGACAACAAATCTAATTTTGACCAGCTTGGAGTATCTGTTAATAATGTAACAGATGCTGAAAATGTATTTGTAGATAATACTGAAGCTGTAATCAATGCTCTTAAATTAAGAGCTAAAGCTGCTGCTGCTCAAAAGTTAGCCGCAGATGAATACGAAAAAGCTTTAATCGCTAGAAATAAAGCAGAAACAGAAGCAGGTAAAGGCCCATCAGGTTGGGATAAATTCAAAAACTGGTGGGTACAAAGTAGTTTAAGAACCGGTGAAGGAGGCTATGTTCCTCAAGCTAATCTTGATTTAGCAGACCAAATATCGGCTGAAGATTTTAAGCAACAGAGAATTAAAGACTTAAATGATGAAGCAGATGCAGCTGAAAAAACTGGTGATGCCTATTTTGACTTAGCAGCTGGATATGAAGCCGCGGCTAAAGCTGAGCTTAATGCTGCTGGAGTAGATGAGCCTCATAAGAAGACACGCACTAGAGAGCCGCGTGACCTTACTAATATCATTAACCAAAATAGCATAAAGGCACAAAAAGAGTATGAAGAGAGTATAACCGCTTTACAAAAAGATGAATTTGCAAAGAGGCGTAAAACTGCTGCTGATGAAGTACAGAATGAGAATAACAAGCTCAGAGAAATGCTTCGTAGAAATGAAGATTATATAAAGAATGTAGATGGAAAATATAAGCAGTTAACAAACTCTCAAAAAGAACAGATAGCACAGCAGAATGCTTGGATAAATAGTACTATAGCAAATAATCTTAAAGCTTTAGCACTTCAATTAGAGCAAATACAAAGAGAACAAGCTGCTAATTCTCTTAAACTTCAGCGCGAAACCCAAACAGGAGCTGTTAGCCCAACTCCTATAGCTACAGATACTCCTAAAAATACTGAGACCACAGTTACAACGAATGTGACTGTTACTCGAGATGCATCTCAGATGGAAGCCTCATTAGTAGAAGAAAGAGAACTTATGAGGCAAAACCTCGAGGCTGAATATAAGTTGGTATTAGATACTAATGCTAAATTATTAGCAGCTGGAGATGAGCATGCAAGGTCTGAAGAAGAAATACTTATTGAGCTTAATAGGAAAAAGCTTGATTTGTATGCAGATTATGATAAGCAAATACTTGATGCTAGAGAACGCGATATTGAAAATCAGCTTGAGTTAGTAAAAAAAGGCTCTGAAGAAGAGTTACAGTTGCTGTTGCAGCAAAACGAAATACGTAGACAATTAGCTTTAGCTGAAAATACTTCTAAGCCAGCCGCTCAGCAAGTAAGTAGTTCTGTTATAAATGCACAGTTTGATAAGTCTGCAGCTCAAACTAAAGGGTCATTCCAAATGACCAGCTTTGATGAGCAACAGGCTTTAGATGAAGCTATATTCAATGAAGTTAAGCGAAGTGAAACAGAAATAACACGATTTAAGCTTGAGCAAGAAAAAGCCAGATGGCAAGAACAGATAAGACTTGCTGAGTCTGGTGGACTTGATTGGAGTCAAGCTCAAATAGATGCTGCTAAATCTACCGTAAAAGGAATAGACCGTGAATTATCTGAGCTTGATAACTTCATAATGAATATTGGCAAAAAAGGTTTAGGAGGTACTTTACTTGAAAAGCTTGGATTTAGCGATGACCAGATAGATGCTCTTGGAGATGCAGTTAATATAGTAATTGAACAACTTCAGTCTATAATGGATGCCGAAGTTCAATTAGCAGAACAAGCTGTAGAAGCTGCAGAAAAAAGAGTAGAAGCTGCACAGAGTGCTTACGATGCAGAAGTAGAAGCAAGAAATAATGGATATGCTAACAATGTAGCAACAGCTAAAAAAGAACTTGAACAAGAAAAGAAAAACCAGCAAGAAAAACAGAAAATGCTTGCTGCTGCCCAAAAGCGTCAAGAAAATCTTAATACTGTAATTCAAGCATCTTCACTTATTACTGCTTCTGCTAATTTATGGAGCTCATTCTCTTCAATACCTATCGTCGGCCCAGCCCTTGCATTGGCTGCTATTGCTACGATGTGGACCTCGTTTGCTGTTGCGAAAGTTAAAGCTAAGCAGGTAACTGCAAGTCAATCAGAAGAATATGGTGAAGGTGGTCTTGAGTTCTTGGAAGGAGGTTCTCACGCATCAGGTAATGACATCGATTTGGGTGTAGAGAATAAAAAGAAGCGTCGTATGAAAGCTGAAGGTGGTGAGGCTCTTGCTATCATTAATAAGCAAAGAACAAGAAAATATCGTAAGATACTACCAGATGTAATAGATAGCTTCAACAAAGGAACATTCGAAGATAAGTACTTAAATGCATTTGGCAATTCCGATAGGTTGAATATTTCTCTCAATTCTAATAATAGTATGGACCTCTCTAGAATTGAAGATGACGTGCGGAGCATTAGAAAGCAGAATGAAACAAGGTATTATACTATGCCAGATGGAACTGTTATAATGCAACATAGGAATGTTAAACGTATAATTAAAAACTAAAAGATATGATACCTCCAAAATATAAATTCTACATATCAAAGAATGATGGTGATAAAGTAGAAGTAAGACCTCATTACAAAGAGCTTAATAAGAAATATGCCAAAGAGAGTGGACAAGAATTTTTCCGTATTTCTATGGATGGCAAAATCAACCTGTTTGGCGATGCTTATGAAATTGTTAAGCAATCAAGTCTTGAGGACCAACTCATATTTATTATTGATAAATACAATAGAACTTCTAAAAAATGGGTTGAGTACTATAAAGGTGAATTTAATAAAACTGATTGCAAGTTTGACCACGATAAAAAGAAATGTGAACTTAAAACTACAGCAATAGATAACTATACAGAGGTCATGAATAAATATGAAAATACTTATGACCTTATAAAACTTGCTCCTGAAATATCAAAAATAAACTTGCATAAACGCTCACTCATGCAAGTTTATGTCCGTGGTGCCAATTCTATAACTAATTTCTTCGGTGGTACCTATTGGGAAGATGATGTGAATGAAAGTATAGATGACAATGCTGCGCTTATAAATAACTTCTATTTTTCCTATATAAAATCTGGTAATGAATTTTACATAGGAAATTCTAACAAAGCAGGTGTTAATGGCGTATATGCCGGAACTAATGGCTATTATAGCAACTGGAATGGTTATACTTGCTATTTAGAGAAAAATCCTGATGCTCAACCACCATTTACAGATGTAAGCTACTTTATTATGATAAAAAGAAATTCAGATAATAAAGTACTATATAAATCTGAAACAGCTGTTAATATCGATGATGAAACGCTGTTTTCAGAAGACCGAGATTACGCTAATGATAAACACTTAAGATATACCTCTAAACTAATAGATGTGGAAAATGCTAAAAATTCATGTACTATAAGTAATTTATTTACATATAGAATATATAGACGCTTGCTCTGTGATGTAGATACGGTAACAGACTCCGAAGGCACAAAGAATACATATAATTTGCCGTCTGATGATTTTGTTACTGATAATAGAAACTATAAAAAGTGTATTGGCTTAAAAGGTGGTATGTTTTTTTGCACTTCTAGAGCAGTAGATGAGCCAACAAAATATGGCTTAAATGATTATGGGCAGTATTTTACTAACCAATTTATTCCTAGTAGCACAGGAATAGGAAGACCTTTGCCTATTAGCAAAAATTCATGGGCAAATGCTTCACTGTGGTATGTATATGATAGTTTTTATGAATATTTTGAAGAAAAATTAAGAAAACAGTATGTATTAAAAGATAGTTATTCTATTGGCGCGGCCATAAAGGCTATTCTCAAGAAAATAGACCCTACATTATCACATGAGCCAACTGCAGAATATAGCCAATTTTTATATGGCACAACTAATCCATTAAGTCTGGCTAGATTTTATGTATATATTACACAAAAAACCAATATATTAAAAGGCAATTATGACCAGCCCGCTCAGAAAGCTGAAACTTCACTCGAAGAGCTTATGAAAATGCTGCGCGACTGTTTTAGATGCTATTGGTATATAGAAGATAATAAATTTAAAATTGAGCACATATATTTCTTCATGAATGGTGGTAGTTATTCTGGCAAATCAAATTATCAGCTTGATTTTACAAAGCTCACAGACCAGTTTAATAAAAAACTATCGTCTTATTTTCAATCTGAAATAGAATATGATAAGTCAGACTTAAATCAGCGATACGAATTTGCCTGGATGGATGACGTAACAGACTTGTTTGGCGGTAATACTATTGATGTTAAATCTAACTATATTCAAAAAGATAAAACAGAAGAAATAAATATAGGTCAGTTTTCATCTGATGTAGACTATATGCTATTCAATCCTTCAAATTTTTCTGAAGATGGTTTTGCTCTATTATGCCCAGTTAAAAATGGTTCTACTCTCGAATTGCCAATAATAACAGTAAATGGCCTTGTCGATGAAAACAAAGACATTTATACTGCTGTAGCTCAGAATTGGTATGCCTCATGGATATATTTGCAGAATTTTTATTTATGGGATATGCCAGCCTATAGCATAGAGTCTAATGTGCTTAATTATTTATATGCGAGGGACATAAAAAAATGTATGAAACATACTATAGAATTTCCTACAGAAGAAGACCTAGACGAACTAGAACTTATTAAAACATCATTCGGAAACGGCAAAATAGACGAAATATCTATCAGTTTAGACACTAGAATGGCTAAAGTAAATCTGCTTTACAAGCCGGAGTGATGCTTATGTTAAATACGTTAGAAAATTTTTATATATTATTTATAATCACTAAATTTACAGCATGAAGTTAGTAAATAATAACATATCACCATTGCCTTTTTACGATAATCTTGCACTGCAAAATCATCGTAAAGATTACGCTTTTGGCCAGGTTTATCCGTTGATAACCTATAAGAATATGTTATTGCCTTTTCAAGTAGTATTAGCTAGAGGAACATATATAACATGGGTTAGATTATATGACTTTAATACAGGAAAGTATATTGACATAACGTCAAATCTTATAGAAAATGGTCTAGAACTTAAGTCGTATGCTGGTTTTAAACTTCTTAAATATCCTGGTACTCTTCCAGTAGTTGATATTAAGCATGAGGGTCTATATTATTTACTTATCGGTATTTATGGTTTAGGAAACATATATTCCGATGTATTTACTGTATGTAACAAAGTGGATGATTATCTGCTTATAGAGTATAGTAATTCTTATAATTTTGAACTTAAAAATGGTGTTGTTGATTTTTCTGATAGTTTTAAATTTAAGTGTTACTTAAATACGCAAATAGGTAAGCCAGAATACGATTTTGAAGAAGAAGCCACAGAGCGGATGGGCTATACATTTATTGAGAGCCAAATAAGCAAAAAGATTTATAAGTTTACATTTGTAGCTCCTGAATATCTATGCGATGCACTTAGAATTGTAAGACTATGCGAAAGCAAACAAATTACAAGTAAATTGCAAACCTATGATTTGACTACATTTAATATGGAGCCTGAATGGGAAGACCAAGGAGATTTAGCAGCAGTTGAATGTGAGTTTGAAACTGATACTGTCATAGCTAATATAGGAGGTTATACTCCTGAATTAGTTGGTGGAGATTTTAACGAAGATTATAATAACGATTTTAGAAGATTATAATAACGATTTTAATATAGAATAAAAATGGCAAATTGGAGCGACTTAAAAGCAGCGGTTGCTAAAGTTATAAAGACTAATGGCAATCAAGAAATAACAGGAGCAGTTTTACAAAATGCCCTTAATAATATTATTAGCAATGTGGGGGAAAACGCATCTTTTGCGGGTGTAGCAACCCCCAGCACAAACCCTGGCACACCTGATGGTAACGTATTCTATTTAGCTACAGAGGCAGGAATATATGCTAATTTTAGCGGTATAAAAATAGCAGCCGGAGAGGCCGTAATATTAGAATGGAGAGGCCGCTGGGTAAAGAAAGTAACCGGATTTACAACAGCTGAAAAACTTACCGAACTAGAGTCTTTAAATAACCATTCGGATAACTCAATCGCATTATATGATGGAATTATACAGTTTACAAATAATGAAGATGGTACAGTTTCAGCGTCTATTGGTGGCGCACATAGACAGCTTTTTTGTAGAAATAAACATGTTGGTGAATTACTAACTAATTCCGTTTACGTAACAGATTATTTCGTGCTGTATGTATCTTCAGGTTCCACCGAGCTTAAATCAGCCTTTTTTTCTACAAAGTTAGCCGAAGATGATATTGTTATTTGTAGAGGTATATCTAGAGGAAAGTTATCTTCTATAAACCAAATATATTATTCCGCAAGTAATGAGATAAGTATAGATGGAGTTATATATAGCACTTATCTAGAAAAAAATATTACTAAAATAGTCAAGAATAGAGATAACTCGGTTTGTTTTTATGGAAGTCTTGATTTTACCAACGAGAGTGACGGTAGCATATCTGTTAATATTTCGGGAGACAAACAAGTTTTTAGCCGAGCGGGTTATGTGGGTGTTATATCATTACCCGAAAAAATAATCATAAATGATTATGTTCTTATCTATGTAAATAAGAATGATAGAATATTGAAAGCCTTACCACATATAAGTGCAAATACTTTAACTGACGATGATATTATATTATGTTGGGTTTTAGCAAGAGCAAAACTTACTATAGATAAAATAATATATAGCGCTTGTAATTCTATAAGTATAGATTCTGTAAAATATGTAAATTATAATATTGCAGGTACTGTTCAAGAAGCCGATGTAGAAAGATTAGAAAAATATAGAAGCGCATTCATCTTTGGAAAAGATTTTAAAATAGACATCTCAACCGTAAGCAAATATCCTATTATGACTTTAAAAGGGTATTTACAAATGTTTTTTTCAGGCGAAGTTGCAGGAGTTACTCAAAATAGAGGTTTTTTAGGAACAAACATTGACCAAACATTTGATTTTTCATCTTTTGCATTAAAAAACTATGTTCGATTATATTTTGATGTCGCTAATAAGTCATTTGTTTTAAAAGGTTATAATGAGTTTACACACAAAGAATTGAAGGAGTTCTTATTTGTTGGATTGTTTTATATAGAAGGAACGCGGGTTAAAGGATTCTTGCACAGCGGACAATCTTATTATATAAATGGCAAAGAAGCCAAGGGAGACGGAACTGTTTATGATACAAACGCAAATATCGGAGGTTCTAATTTAAAGTATGCTCAAATAGGAGATTCTATAACTGATATTTATGATAATAAGTGGGAATACTCTTGGAGTGCATTGTCTTATAAAGAAACAAATCCAGATGCGGGACTGGATTCTGGTTATAAAAATGAAAAAGGTTACGGCATATTATTTGCGAAAGAAGTAGGAATATCTTATGAAAATCATTATCCTCAAGGATTGAACGGTAGAACATTCTGTGATTACTATGATGACTGGCTTAATTATGCAGAAGAGTATGGAGATTTTCCAAATGATATAGATGTATGGACAATATTCTTAGGAACAAATGACTGGGGCACAGAAAGACATCCTTTAGGGACACGAGATGATTATCTTAATGACACATATACAGCAAGCCATAGAACAACCTATGGAGCTATAAGAAAAATCGTCGATAGAATAAGGTCTTATAGCAACAAAAGCAAAAAAACCCCGCGAATTATATTTATGACACCAATGCAAAGAGGTTGTTTTGCTTATGGAGATAACCCAAGTTCTGTTTTTATGAAATCAGCAATAAAGGTAGGAGAAGGCGGTCAATGGGAATATGTGGCCAATAAATTTGGATTTACTCTTAAAGATGTTGTAGATGCGATTAAGTGGGTATGCGAATATGAGTCATTGAGATGTGTAGATTTGTTTAACAACAGCATTGTTGACAAAAAATTTTTAAACATGTCACAAACATGGGAAGAATTACAGCCTAATTACCCAAGCAATTGGATATATCAAGATACTTTATATGATAATCTTCATCCAACTGCAGGTGTAGGAACAAAGAAAATAGCTGGAAGATTAATCGATGAGTGCAAATATGATTTTTACGATATTGTAGAATAACTCGGTAACTTTAATAAGGTTGCAAGGTACGATTGTAAGAAGGTCGCAGCGGATTTGACCAGCCGCGTAAGATGCATTACCGAGGAATGCATAAAAATTCCTTGCAACTTTTATTATATAGAAATTGCGCCTTTTCTAGAGAGGCTTAATTATAATTAATTTAATGTTTAACAATCAAAAATTTCTAAAATTATGGGAAATTTTGATGTCGAAAAGGCAATCGTAGTTCCAGACAGTGGAGGCACTGGGAATAACTTTCTAGCAGGTATGCTTGCATCCGCCTGTCAGTCTAAAGGCCTTGATGCTAATGCAGTAATGGCTTTGTGTGGAAACAGAAACGGCTCATTTGGAAATGGCTGGGACGGTATTATCGCTCTTATTGTCATCGCCGCAATCTTCGGAGGAAATGGCAATGGCTTGTTTGGTGGTAATAACAATAACAGCACAGAACGCCAAATGCTTATGGATGCAATTCAGCGCAATGGCGTTGATATTAGCCAGTTGGCAAGCACTTTGAATTGTTCTGTTGGTCAGGTACAGGCTGCTATCCAGCAAGTTGCTAGCCAGATATGCAGTGTAGGTAATCAGGTTGGTATGACTGGTCAGCAGATTATCAACTCAATTCAGCAAGGCAATATGGCTCTTACTCAGCAAATCTGCAACTGCTGCTGCGATATTAAAACAGGTATCAAGGACCAGACTATTGCATTGCAAGGAGAGCTTAATAGCGTCAATCGTAGCGTTGAGCGTGGCTTTGCTGACATTGGCTATGCAACTCGTGACCAGACTTGCAATATTGAAAAAGCTATTCATGCGTCTACCGAGTCAATTCTCGCTGGTCAGCGTGCCGCTGAGATGCGTGAAATGCAGCGTGAAATTGCTGAGCGCGACCGTCGAATTGCTGAACAGGCTGTTATCATCAATAACGCACAGCAGTCAGCCGCTTTTGCTCAGATGATTAACCAGGCCGTAGCCCTTTGAATGCTGGCATCAATTCTCTTAATACAGAGATTGCAGGCATTAAGTGCCATTTGCCTGAAACTAAAGTAATTCCTTGTGGAGACAATTATGTAAAAGTCAATACTGGCTTTAACATTCCTCTTCAGGTATCGCCTGCGGCTTATGGCGCGTGCGGTGCGTTCGGTGGCTATCCATATGCCTATGGCTATAACTGCGGCAATAATGGTGGCTGGGGTTAATTAAAGAAAGGAGGCTATTATGTCATATCCTATTAACCCTTACATACTCGCTAATAGCCAAGGTATTCCACGCCTTCAAGCAAATTCAGTAACAGTTAATACTTCAGAGGTACGCTTTAGTTTTCAGAACCATAGATTTCTTAATGCTCCTTTCGTTGGATTGATACTATTCAAACTGCCTTCTATTCCTACAGGAACGACAGCAACTTTGCCAATAGTATTTGCTACGAATGGAAACAATCAAGCAGCTATCAACTATGAAACTGGAGCTCCTTTAACAGTAGCTGATGTTGCAAGAGCAGGTATATTCTTAGCTATTTACGACTCAGAAGATGGAACTCTGTATGTATTTCCGACAGCTGCGGCTATAACCGCGACTACGTAATTAAAAATTAAAAATCATGGCTTTTCAAAATCTAAGAACTGGCAGTACAGTTTATATCTTTCATAAAGATAATTCTCCTAAATTGGAGATAGGACAGGTTATCGCCGAGCCTAAAATACGGCAGAAATATCCAATTCCAACTCCAGGACAACCTTATGTCGGCTTTATACCTCAACAGCAAGAGCAAGTCGTAGATTTGTCCATTAAAATAGGAGACAAAGTTCAGCCTATCGAAGGCCTAACTCCTTCTACTGATATTCAGGATTGTGGTAATGGATTATTTGTATCTTGTAACAGAGATGCTGTAAATGCAGAAGTAGCAGCATATATGCATAATAGCGAAGTTGCTATTGCAGATGATGTTATCAACGCTCATAGGCAGATTATCGAAAGCTGCAAGAATATAATGGTTGTGCTAAATCCTGAAATAGCAGAAAGGCAAAGACTTGAGAAGGAAAACAGTGAGTTAAAAACACAGCTAAAAGAACTTTACAAGTCACAATCCGAAATGAAAGGTATGATGGCCTCTTTATTAGAGCAATTGGGAAGCCCTGTAAAGAAAAGTTAAACATGTAATTTTGTAGAAAATATGCCTACGATAATTAAAATCAAAGAGCGCCAAGCTGATAAGCTTTATGAATGCGCAGAAAAAGTGCATAGAGGCGCAAAGAAGCTCATGGAATTTATCGAAGATGAAATTCTTGAGTCAGAAGAGTTTGATGAGCGCTACGGTGGCAGCGGTGGTAATGGCAGTGGCACAGGTGGTTACCGCGATGACGACGATGACGACGATGAAGACTACAATGAGCGCCGGGGTGTACCTGGCACTGGTAGATATGGTCGTCGTAGATACGGTCGAGGACGCCGCTACTAATAACTAATTTCAACTGAGGCCGTGCTTGTTGAGTACGGCCTCTTTTACTTAAAAAACTTTAATAATATGGCAGCAAGAAAAAGATTACCGCTTGATATGTATGATGACATACCAACGGAAATGAGAAAATACCTTCGATTTCATGGATGGCATTTTAACAAAAAGGCGTGTGATTTTGCAGTAAGTTTAATGCGCAAAAAGAATGCTTCTACTGGTAAGACAGAGAAAATAGAGCCTCTTACAAAAGACCAAGTTGACTCTATGCTTGCAAAATATGGCGTGACTCTAGAAAATAACGTAGACTATGACTATGTGTATGTTGCTAACATGGGAAAAGCTGATTTGCTTAAAAGTAGTATTACTGATGAGCAACATTTAGCTTTGTACGTAAAAGATGTAGTCGACGACGTAGATGCAGGCGATGGAGAAATAATGCGCGAATGGGATGCTAAAATGACATCCAGAGGTATAGCCGTAGATTGGGAAGAAATTCTATGATAGCAGGAAAATTCTATCTTGAAAACTATGCTAATTGGCACATATCGTACTTTATAATGACAGATGCCAATGATGCAGAAGAAATAATAGATGAGTTGTATAGCTTAAGATGCAGTAAACGATTTTTGAATAGAGCTAAAGAAATTTTATACTCAAATAGGCGTAATATAGGAATAGCTTATAGCAATCCTAAATATAAACGTAGCGCAATAGTAGTATCAAAAACTACTGATATTTGGGAATTTTTCAATAGCTTTGCTCATGAAGTAGACCACATCGAAAAGCATATTGCTAAAACGTTGAATTTCAGTCCTTATAGCGAAAGTGCCAGTTATCTAGTTGGTGAAATTATAAGAAACATGTTTTATAACATAACAAGGAAAATGCTATGCTAGAATTGATTGAAGCAAAAGACCTAGAAGCTCTTATGTTTTTTATAACTGTTAGAGTGGTAATAATAGTTATATGCTGGATTTTCTCTACTATAGCGTGTATCGTTGATTTTTGGAGTGGTACATTAACAGCAAAGATTTTAGGCGAAAAGCTTATGTCTCATGGCTTTAGGCGTACTGTTGTAAAAATAGGCGATTATGCTAGAGTTCTCATGTTTGCATTTATGGTAGATGCTTTAGGAAGCTTGCTATCATTTTATATACTGCCATTTGCAACTATGCTTTGTGCTTTAGCAATACTTTGTATAGAAGGCAAATCTGTATTAGAAAATAGTAAAAGAAGAAAAGCACATGCCGGAGATGTTCCAGATATGATTAAGCAGATTATTCAAGCAGCTACTACTGAACAAGGCCACGAAGTCTTTAATAAAATAGTAAAACAAGTATCTCTTAACAATAAAGAAAAATGAGAAAAGTTAATAAGCTTATAGTGCATTGCTCAGCAACGCCTGAAGGTAAAGACGTTAAAACTGAAACTATCAGGGATTGGCATGTTAATGGTAATCACTGGAAGGATATTGGTTATCACTATGTGATTGAGCTTGATGGCTCTATTCATAAAGGCAGAGATGAAAGCGTAATAGGAGCTCACTGCTCAGGTCAAAATGCAAATTCTATAGGAATATGCTATATTGGTGGTGTAGCTAAGGACGGTAAAACTCCTAAAGATACACGCACAGAGGCTCAAAAGCAATCTTTACTCGAATTGCTGAAAAGCTTAAAGGTAAAATACCCAAATGCTACTATTCATGGACACAGAGAATTTGCAGCTAAGGCCTGCCCAAGTTTCGATGCTAAATATGAATATAAAGACCTCTGAACAAATAAAAGCCATTCTCGCAATAATTTCTTATGTGCGAGAATGGTTTTTATATTAAATATGAATAATAACAAATAAAACTCAAAGATTATGCGAGAATTAGCAAGAATAATTACACTTATATTTTTAGCCACTATATTATATAGCTGTAAGTCAATTCAATATGTGCCAGTGGAAACAACGAAAAGAGATACTACTTACTTATCTCAGACCAAAATTGATAGCATATATCATAGAGATTCAATCTATGTAGAGCGCAAAGGCGATACCATGTATCTCAGTAAATATAAATACTTGTATAAATACATAGAAAAGCATGATACTCTCTGGCGAGAAAAAGTTGATACAATTCAAGTTGCATACCCTGTAGAAGCTCGGCTTACTAAATGGCAAAAGATAAAAATTAATATTGGTGAATACCTGATAACCGCCATAGCCTTAGTAATTATATGGCTGTGTGCAAAATACTTCATAAAGCGGTAAACAACAGAAACAATATAAACAAGTCATTGTTTACGCCTAAAGTGCTCAAAATCAATTACTTATATATGCTGTAAACAAAGAAACAATAATTTCATTAAATCTTTTCGTATTAAAAGCTGATATTTCTTATTAACCTTAATGTTAATCGGAAATTAAGAAATTAAGTTTGAAATAATAGGGGAGATTGTTTCTATTGTTTCTTTGTTTACGGCAATTTCAAGCCCTCCTACTAAAATTGCCGCTTAAATATTTTTAACAAAATAAATTCTCAAAATTAATGAAATAAATTTTTTCTATCGAGAATAATTTGTATATTTGCATATCAAAAATAAGATAATAAAAATCACCAAAATATGGAGCAACAATTTAATATAGGTAATGTTATTGAGCACTACAAGCTAAATACAGAAGATTTAGCGAAGGTGTTATTTCCTACTGTTAAATATCCGAAACAGGCATTTGACCGTGTGTTAAAGGGTGAAGCCAATTTGGATGTTATACAGTTAGAGCGATTGGCCAATCATATTGGCGTGTTAGTAACTGATTTGTTTTCAGCAAATACTTGGAAAGGTTCATCTGAAGATGGATGCCTAACAATGCTGAAAGGCGAGTATAAAGTAAAGCTGAATTATAAAGGCGTGTACGTATCTATATATAAGAATAATGAGCTTATACACCAAAAACTCTCAAACGTACCAGATATGACAGTAAATGAGTTTATTAACTATTTAGATAACTTCATTAAAAATCACGAAAATGGAAACCATTAAAATTTCTGTTGAGGTTAGCGTAAACCTGTCTGAAAATACGCAGAAGTTTTTAACTTCATTGTTTGGTAATGCTATTGCTCCTTCAGCACCTGCTGCTCCGGCTTCTAAACCTGCTCCTGCTGCGCTAGCAAAGCCAGCTCCCGCAAAACCTACTCCTCAGCCTGCGGCACTTGCCCAGACTCAGAGCGCTGCCGAGCCTGCTCCTTCAGCACCTGCTGCTCCGGCTGCTTCTTCTGCCTCTAAGAGCATTGAGGATGTTCGCGGAATGCTTGCAAAGAAGGTCAATGAGCATCGCGACGTAATCAAGCAGAAACTCAATGAGCTTGGAGCCCCGAGTGTAACAAAGCTTGACCCGGCTAAGTATGATGAAATGTATAACTTCTTAGAGTCACTGTAATTATGTCGAGTACAAAGAAATTGCAAAAAGCAGCTCAGAAGTTTCGCAGAGAAAATCCAGAGCTTTATGCTCAGTGTGCTATTCAATGCCGTTATTTGGCAAAATTGATAAAAGAATATGGCTCAAGCGACAAGTAGTACTAAACCACAGAAACATAGTCAGAGGAGTCATGCACTCCTCTCGGCTTCTGGAGCAGGAAGATGGCTGAATTGTACTCCGTCTGCCAAGCTTGAAGATGAATACGGAGAAAAGAAGTCTTCGGTATATGCAGAAGAAGGTACATTAGCTCATGAGCTCTCAGAGCTTTACCTGAGAAAAGATACACTTAACAGCATTAGTGAGCAAGACTTTGACCAAAGGCTCGAAGAGATAATGGTAAATGACTTGTTCAGCGAGGAAATGCTTGAAGTTGTACCTATCTATACGGATTATTGCTCAGAACAATTAGCTGAAGCAAAAACTGAAAATCCGTTAGCTGTCATGGAAATTGAGCAGAAACTCGATTTGACAGAATATGTGCCTGAAAGCTTTGGAACAGCTGACTGTGTTGTTATCAATGACAACCTTATGGAAGTTATTGATTTGAAGTACGGAAAAGGTGTTCCAGTATATGCTGAATGGAATAAACAACTCATGCTTTATGGGCTTGGAGCTTTGCAGAAATATGATACAATGTACGATATAACGGAAGTGCGATTGACCATTATACAGCCTCGCATTAACAACATATCAAGTTGGCAAATATCTGTTGAAGAACTCCGCAGATGGGCAGAAGAGGAGCTTAGACCAAGAGCTGAACTTGCTTTTGAAGGTAAAGGAGAACTCAATGCTGGAGATTGGTGTAGATTTTGTGCTGTGAGTAATCAGTGTCGTAAGCTTTATGAGCAACAACTCGAAATTGCACAACACGAATTCGCAGACCCAGAGTTGTTAACCGATGATGAGATTGCTGATATAGTTAAGCGTGTGCCTAAGCTTATAGAATGGGCTAATTCAATAGCAGAATATGCACAAACTAAAGCGGTTAACGAGAATAAGCAATGGCCGGGGCTTAAATTAGTTGAAGGAATTAGTCGACGCAAATGGGTTGACGAAGACCAAGCTTCTAATGCAATTTTTGCACGCTGCCCTGAACTTTCAGAAGACGAGATTTTCAATATGAAGCTTAAGCCGATTACTTCTATTGAGAAGTTAGTAGGCAAAAAGCGTTTTGAGGAAATACTCTCAGATGTGGTTATCAAGCCACAAGGCAAACCTACTCTTGTACCGCTTGAAGACAAGAGACCAGCAATGGGATATGCTCAAGCACAACTAGATTTTGCAGATAATGGAGAATAATGACTATTTGCCTGATTGGGCAATTATCGAAAAAGTAATAACAACTAAAAATTAAAGTGAAATGGAAAATTCAACAAAAGTTGTAACTGGCAAAGTAAGATTTTGCTATGTGAATGTGTTCGAGCCGACGGCTATGAATGAGGGTGATACTCCTAAGTATAATATCTGCGTTCTTATTCCTAAGACAGATACTAAGACTCTGGAAAAGATTAACAAGGCTATTGAGGCAGCTAAGCAGGCAGGCAAAGCCAAGCTTGCAGACAAGAACGGCAAGATACCTTCAAACCTCAAGTTGCCTCTGCGTGACGGCGATGATGAGCGCGGCGACGACCCAGCATTCGAAGGCATGTACTTCATCAATGCCAATAGCCAGCGCAAGCCAAGCATCGTGGATAAGGAGCTCAATCCTATCATGAACAAAGAAGAGTTCTACAGCGGTTGCTACGGCCGTGCATCAATCAACTTCTATGCCTTCAACGTTTCATCCAAAGGCATCGCGGCCGGACTGAATAATCTTCAGAAGCTCGAAGACGGAGAGATGTTAGCCGGTGGCTCTACTGCTGAAGAGGACTTTGGCGGTGAGAACGAATGGGATGATGAGTTGATGTAATTTCCTCTCTACATCAAAATTTCCCTAAAGTATAGTAGTTTAATGGTAAAACCACAGAGCGCCATTGGTTTGTGTGCCTGTTATGCGGGTTCGAGTCCCGCCTATACTCCTAATTTTATAATATCAAATTAAGAAATAATGGTGAAATATCTTTTCATAGACGTCGAAACATTTTCCTCAGTAGATATTAAAGACTCTGGTGCCTATAAATATATAGAATCACCAGACTTTGAGATATTAATTATAGGATATGCGTTAGACGACGGGCCAGTTAACATTGTTGATTTAGCTCAAGGCGAGGAAATGCCTGAAGAGTTTGAAGAAGCATTACTTGACCCAGAGTGTATGAAAGTCGCTCACAATGCAGTATTTGAGCGGCTTAGCTTTAAGCGAATAGGATATAATATCCCAGCAGAACAGTGGTATTGTACTTCAGTGAAAGCTGCATATTGTGGCTTACCACTTTCATTGGATGGAGTATCAAAGGCTCTTAATCTTACAGATAAGAAGCTTGATACAGGTAAAGCACTTATTAAGTACTTTTCATGCCCATGTAAAGCAACTCGAGTTAATGGAATGCGTACACGCAATTATCCAGAACATGCTCCTGAAAAATGGGAAATGTATAAGGAATATAATAAATATGATGTATTAGCTGAGCGTGAGATATTTCATAGATTAGAGTCTTACATCATTCCAAAGATTGAGCGAGAAATGTACGTGCTTGACCAGAATATCAATGATAGAGGTATTTTGGTGGATATGGAGTTAGCAGAGTCTGCTATTGCAGTAGATAATACTTATACTTCTATATTAACTCAGCATGCTCAGCAATTAACAGGTCTTGAAAATCCAAATTCGCCTGTACAAATTCGGCAATGGATAGAAAAGAAAACAGGTAATGCTGTATTGTCACTTTCAAAAGAAACAATGCCTGACTTACTTAAAGAGTTTGTAGACTATCCAGATGTAATTGAGTTGCTCAATATACGCAAAAAGCTATCAAAAACTTCAATTAAGAAGTATTATGCTATGCTTAATTGTGCTATGAAAGACCATAGAGTTAGAGGTACATTCCAATTTTATGGTGCAAATAGAACTGGCAGATGGGCAGGTAGGCTATTGCAGTTGCAGAACTTATCAAAAAACCATATATCGCATATCGAAGTACCGCGTGAGTTAATCAGAGCCCGTGATTGGGAAACAGTTGAGATGATGTATGATGATGTTGCAGATATTCTTTCACAACTTGTAAGAACAGCACTTATACCACCACAAGGTATGAAATATGCAGTTGCTGACTTTTCAGCTATCGAAGCAAGAGTTATATCTTGGCTCGCCGATGAAAAGTGGCGATTAGATGTATTTCACGGCGACGGTAAGATTTATGAAGCAACTGGAGAAAAGATGTTTGGAGTACCAAAGTCTGAAATTAAAAAAGGCTCAGTGCTTCGCGACAAGTCAAAAATATCCGAATTAGCATTAGGCTATGAAGGAGGTCTTGGCGCATTAAAGCGCATGGGCGGTGATAAAATGGGTCTTTCAGACACAGAAATGATGTCACTCGTACGAAAATGGCGCATGGCTAATCCTAATATAGTTGATATGTGGAAAGAGATTGATGAGGCTTCTAAAGAAGCGGTAAGATATCACAGAGCCGTTAAGTGCACTAGTAAAAATGTTATATTTGATTGTGACGGTGAATTTATGACAATAGAATTGCCTGTAGGCAGAAAACTATTTTATTATAAGCCTGAATTCAAAGATAAGAAAATAGGCCGTTCTACAGTTCCAATTCGAAGTTTGTGCTATAGAGGCATCGACCAGACAACAAAACAATGGATAAGCATAGACACCTATGGCGGCAAACTAACAGAAAATATAGTTCAAGCTGTATCAAGAGATTTGTTAGGTGATGCTATGCTTAGAATGGAAAAAGCTGGATATGGAATTGTGGGTTCAATACATGATGAAGTTATAACAGAGGTTCCAGAAGAGAATGCTCAGCTATGGTATGATAATTTGGTAAAAATCATGTCAACTCCACCTTTGTGGGCACAAGACCTTCCACTTAATGCAGATGGAGGAGTTATGGATTTTTACCAAAAATGATTAGTATTTATGCAAGTAGATAAATTGAAATATGATGAAAATTTGAGCATAGCAGTTGGACTAAATGTTTCAAGTAAAGTATGGAAAAATACCAAAACTACTTGGAGCAATTTAGTTCAAAAGCTAGCTACTCCTGTAGTAACCGCTGAAACATATAAGCGGTTTATGAGTGCTACAAAAGAAGAGCAAAGTAAGATAAAAGATGTAGGCGGATTTGTAGGCGGATTTCTTACAAATGGTAGGCGTGATAAAACAAATGTACTTTACCGCCAGTTAATTACATTGGATATTGACTTTTCTCATGAGAACTTTTGGTGGGACTTTACAATGCTATTTGATTGTGCTGCGGTTATTCATTCAACCCATAAGTCATGCCCTGAAAAGCCACGACACAGATTGATAATTCCACTTGATAGAGAAGTATCGCAAGAAGAATATCAAGCTATTGCTCGAAAAGTCGCTGGAGACCTAAACATTGATTTGTTTGACCAGTCAACTTTTGATGTAAATAGACTTATGTTCTGGCCGTCTGTATCATCAGATATGGAGTACTACTTTGAATTTCAAGACGGACCTTTCCTTGAAGCTGATTATATCCTTGGGCTATATGATGATTGGCATGATACGAGCGAATGGCCAACTGCTACAGATAGCACAGATGTAATAATGCAAGCTATCAAAAAGCAAGAAGACCCAGAAGATAAAAAAGGCATAATTGGTGTTTTCTGTCGTACTTATACTATACAAGAAGCTATTGAGACTTTTCTTTCAGATGTATATACACCAGCTGGAGAAGGGCGATATACGTATATAAATGGCTCTACAGCTGCGGGCTTAATAGTCTATGATGATAAATTTGCATATTCTCATCATGGAACAGACCCTGCTGGAGGTAGACTATGTAATGCATTTGACTTAGTTCGCATACATAAATTTGGCCATTTAGATACAGGCAAAGAAAAAGAAGACAAAGATAAAAAGAGCTTTAAGGCAATGGAAGAATTTGCCTCTAAGGACTCTACAACAAAAAAGCATATTGCTGAAGAAAAGTTTGCTGAAGCTAAATTCGAGTTTGCAGAAGAAGCAAAAGCAGAAGTTCCTGAAGAATATGATACTTCATGGACAGAAGAGCTTGACGCTAATACAAAAGGCGAATATGATAATTCTGCCAATAACTTGAATATAATAATTCAGCATGACCAATTCTTAAAAGATGTATTTAAGCTAAACATTTTTGATAATAAAAGATATGTTACACGTTCGTTACCATGGCGTAAAGTCGATACTGTGGAGCCTCTTCGTGATGTTGACTATTCTGGTGTTCGTAATTACATTGAGTGTGTTTATGGCATTGTGTCAAGTCAAAAAGTGGACGACGCGCTTGCGCTTGAATTTGAAAAGAAAAAGTTCCATCCGATAAGAGAGTATATATGTGCTCAAAAGTGGGATGGTATACCGAGAGTTAATACATTATTGATTGATTATTTTGGAGCCGATGACAACCTATATACTAGAGCGGCGATTAGAAAAATGCTTGTCGCTGCTGTGGCAAGAGTATTCGAACCTGGTGTTAAATTCGACACCGCGCTTATATTGGTCGGAGACCAAGGAACGTATAAAAGTACGTTCGTTAAAAAGCTCGGCATGGACTGGTTCTCAGATACGTTCACAACAGTACAAGGCAAGGAATCATTTGAACAAATACAAGGGGCGTGGCTGATTGAAATGGCAGAGCTTTCAGGCCTTAAGAAAGCAGAAGTAGAGTCAATAAAGCACTACATATCAAAAAGAGAAGATATGTTCAGGCCGGCGTATGGTAGAACAGTAGAAACATATAAGCGCCAATGCGTATTTTTTGGTACTACTAACAACAAAGATTTCTTACGTGACCCGACAGGAAATAGACGATTTATGCCTATAGACGTAAGGCCAGAATATGCTACAAAGTCTGTAAATGATGACCTTACACAAGATGAAATAAATCAAATATGGGCTGAAGCATATCAACTATATTTGGCAAAAGAGCCTTTATACCTCGTTGGTGATGAAGATATAATTGCTAAGATTGAGCAACATAAACACTCAGAAGCAGATGAGCGAAAAGGTATTATTGAAGAATATCTTAATACTAAATTTCCAGATGATTGGGATAAAATGGATTTGTACGATAGAAGACGTTGGCTTGAAGACCCATTATCTAAAAATGGCACAACTCAAAAAGATTTTGTGTGTGTTGCAGAAGTATGGTGCGAATGTCTTGGCAAAGATAAAAATGATATGTCAAGATATAATACAAGAGAAATAAATGAGATTCTTAGGTCATTGCCTGAATGGGAAGCAATAACATCGACTAAGAATTTTTCATTATACGGCAAACAAAAATATTATAAACGTAAAGATAGTTTATTATGATAGTAAATTTTTATAAAATGAAATATGGCAATTATCGCAATTGCGAGTTGCTTGTAACTAGAAATATAGATTATGTGCCTAATGATTCTATGTTTGTAGAATATAGTGGCCAACATTTTAAAGTTGATAGAGTTTTCTTTAATGCAGATACTTGCGAATACGATGTTTACATAGCTAGAGTATGAAAGAAACTATAGATAGCGAAAAAGCCGTTGAGCGTAAACTTGTTGAGCTTGTAAAAGCTAACGGGGGTATGTGCATAAAAATGCTATGCGACCAACTTATTGGTTTGCCAGACCGTTTGTGTTTATTTCCAAATCATAAAATAGTTTTTGTTGAACTAAAAACAACAGGACAAAAGCCTAAACGCATACAGGTTTATATGCATAAAAAACTTAGAGCTTTAGGTTTCAGAGTTGAAGTTATAGATACGATAAAAGGCGTTGAACAATTTATAGATAGTATAATTTATGATAAGTAACATAGTTGCATTTATAATAGGTGCTTTGTTTGGTTTAGCTTGTTTAGCTATATTTAACAGTAACAAAAGATGAAAGAAACAGATTTACATAAATACCAATTAGCTTGCGTGCAGCATATAATCGAGCATCCATTTTGTGGTGTATTTGTAGATATGGGCCTTGGCAAAACCATATCAACTCTTACTGCTATAAATTATTTGATGTTTGATTATTGTGAAGTTAATTCTGTATTAGTTATAGCTCCAAAACGAGTGGCTGAGTCAGTTTGGCAAGAAGAAGCAGAGAAATGGGAACATACAAAGCATTTGCGCTTTTCTAAGATTATAGGTACTGCTAAACAGCGAATAGCAGCTGTTATGGAAACAAAAGCTGATATTTATATCATATCAAGAGATAATGTTGCATGGCTTTGTGCTTTATATGGCGGAGGCAAATTACCTTTTGATATGGTAGTAGTCGATGAGCTTAGCAGTTTTAAGTCTTATAAATCAGAGCGTTTTAAGGCATTACGCGGCGCAAGACTTTATCTTAAAAGGTTAGTAGGACTAACTGGTACACCCGCTCCAAATGGACTTATTGATTTGTGGCCTCAAATATATCTTATGGATAGAGGCGAGCGCCTTGAAAAGACAATATCCAGATATAGAGAAAGGTATTTTCGGCCAGGTCAAACGAATGGTCATGTCGTATATTCATACGATTTGATGAGTGACTCAGAATATCTAATACATAAGAAAATAGAGGATATTTGCATAAGCATGAAAGCCGATGATTATCTTGAAATGCCGTTTAGGACAGATAACTATATAAAGCTTAGAATGCCTGAAGCTCTAAAGAAGCAATACGATGACTTTGAAAAGAATAAAGTGTTTGACTTAATAAGTGCTACTGAAACGATTGAGCAAGAAGACGAAAATGGTAATTCAGTATTTGTTGAAAAGCCTGTGGAAGTAAACGTAGTCAATGCCGCTGCCCTTTCAAATAAATTACTTCAATTTGCTAATGGAGCTATATATGATGAAGAAAGAAATGTGTTTCCAATTCATGATATTAAGCTTGAAGCTCTTAAGGAGATAATTGAAGATGCAAATGGCCAATCTGTGCTTGTAGCATGGACCTATCAATTCGATAGGGATAGAATCGTGGAATATCTTAAAAAATATAAGCCAAGAGAGCTTAAAAACAATAAAGATATTGAAGACTGGAATGCCGGCAAAATACAAGTCATGTTAGCTCACCCAGCATCAGCAGGTCATGGGCTTAATCTTCAAGCAGGAGGTAGCATAATAGTTTGGTTTGGGCAAACATGGAGTCTTGAATTATATCAGCAGTTTAATGCTCGATTATATCGCCAGGGACAGCAAAATCATGTTGTTATAAACCATTTAATTTTGCAAGGCACTCATGATGAAGATGTAATCAGAGCACTTAAAGCAAAAGATAAAAAGCAAAATGCCTTAATGGATAGCATAAAAGCAAAAATTGACAAATATAAAAAATTTATGTAATATGGGACGTAATGGAAAACAAGCTCCGGTATTTCCGGAAATGGTAAAATTTGTTAACGATAATGTTGGCAAAGTAGTAAGTTCAAAAGAAATTTTGCTTGGTAAAGAGCCAGGTAGAAACTCAGAAACCGCGTATCTTTATAAGTTTGTAAAACTTGGATATGTAGAGCCTGTAGACGATAATAGCTTTGTGAAAGATAAAACAGCAAGCTTTAAGGTGATAAAAGAATTTCCTAAACATTACAATTCTGTTATGTTTATGGATGAACTGAGAGTGGCAAATGGGTATATACCAGATAATCGTAAACGTAAAGTATATTGATATGAAAGCAACAGATGTACAAATAGGTGGTAGCCATTATAAAGATATGGCTATGCAACCAATAGAGCTTATAACTGCTTTAAGATGCTCTTTTATACAAGGATGTATTATAAAATATATTAGCAGGTATAAAGCTAAAAATGGAGCGCAGGATATAAAGAAATGTATTCATTATGCTCAATTAGCTATTCAGTTAGGAGATAAAAGAAGATGCAATGATAAAGCTCTCTCTCTTAACATAAATAAGTTTATTATTAAAAATAAACTAACGATACTTCAGCGGAGAATTATTACTCAAACTGCGTATAATAACTATGAGCAAGTTATTCAATTTTGCAAAGAATTACTGCAAATAGAATATCCAGAAGAGCAATAAAATCTGGCCAAGTTAAGAAGTGTTAAGTGAGTGCATTTTATAATGAAAAAATTTTCTATTCTCGGAGAAAATTAGTATATTCGCATATCTAAATAAAGATAATAAAATGGACAAGAAAAGAACCTTTCAGCAAATAGCTAAAGATATAAAGTCAACATGGCTTAATGTATATTTTGGCGCAGTGCCTTATTTAGAGGCAATGCTAACGCTTGATACTTCAGACCCAAATGAAATGTATTTTTATGGTACGGCTGGTGATATTGTTAGATATTTTTTAGCAAATGCACAAACATTTAGAGGAGCTGATGCAAAAAGATTAAAAGAAGAACTTAAAAATTTAGTAGTGTAATGAAGAAAATAATTATCGGACTATGTGTTATCATAGTAATACAAGCTTTATGTATTGTCTATATGAATAGTGCTATAGGCCAAAATACTAAGCATATAGAAGCTTTAGAACAATATACAAAAGCTCAAATATATAAGAAAGATGCACAGCTTTATCTTATGAATTCTCAATGGAACAACCCAGAAGTTCATAAGCTATTGGCCGACTCTTGTAAAATGGATTGTATTAACTATAAAAACGGTAAATAATTATGGCTAACATTTTAGAACAAGCAAACAAAATCGTAAATGAGCGCTCAGAAGAAAAAGAGCGTCAGTATGGACCATTTGTAGAGTCTATGAAACGCGCTACTGCTATTTATAATAGCATGTCACCCAATAATGAACAAATATCGGTAGAAGGAATGTATAGAGCCATGATTGCTCTTAAACTATCACGTGAAGCTTATAGGCACAAAGAAGATAACTTGCTTGATGCAGTTGCTTATATGGGCGCATTAAATAATTACCTTGAACTTAATAACTCAAAATGATATGACACAGAAAACAAATTTTAAAGCTATAAAAGCTGAAATTCTTAATCGCGCTAAAGCAGCTAAAGCATGTACTGAGCAATACAGCCGAGCATATAAATCTGAAACACTTCAAGAATTATGCAGCGTTATTAAAGACAATTTTCATTGGTGCTTTAACAACAAAGTTATTACTTCTAACTTGCTAATGCAATATCGTGAGGATTTTGCTCAAAATGATATATTTATCAACATTTCGGTTCGGTCTGGGTTTCTTTTGTGCGACAATGCCACAGTGAAAGCATGGGGTAATGCCACAGTGAAAGCATGGGGTAATGCCACAGTGAAAGCATGGGGTAATGCCACAGTAGAAGCATGGGACAATGTCACAGTGAAAGCATGCGGCAATGCCACAGTAGAAGCATGGGGTAATGCCACAGTAGAAGCATGGGGTAATGCCACAGTGAAAGCATGGGGTAATGCCACAGTGAAAGCATGGGGTAATGCCACAGTGAAAGCATGGGGTA